CTATTTTAAGTTAAGACTTTTCAATTTGCATAATGACAAAATCACACGATTTGTCGGATGAACCTCATTTATCTCATCAAGCAACTCAGAAACAGCTCTTGATTTGCTGGACATTTGAGTGACAATGCCATATTGGGGGGCGCTCTTATAGTTTTGATAATATTGCTTCAACAGAGCATTAAGTTGCTGGAACTGTTGGTCTGGGAGATATTCGTCTCTCATGTGCGTAGCCACAATACCACATATATAGTTGTCAGTGATAGCAGCATTGTAAAGTTCTAACAGAAAACTTTCTGTCAGTACGTTTTCGTTCTTACTTCTTGCCATTTTCCTCGTAGTTTTTAATGCGTAATTTCATAAGTTCTGGATATTTCTTCTCTGTAACGTCATAGCAACGTTTACGGAAATCACACCCCTGACATGCTCTTGATAGGGGAGCATAACCAGTTGTGGCTTGCTGGCAAAGATAATAACCATTATCAGTGTTGTAAAATCGTGTCTTTGTCGTTTCCTCGCTTTCCATATAAACATATTTCTGTAAGGGATCTGGCCTGCCACCATCAATAATCTCTGTCAGTTTCTTCCTGCTGAGACCACCATCTTTCAACCACAGGTCTATGTAATAGTTCATGCCTACACGTGCGTTCTTGCCTATAAACTGGTCATAATACTTTTGTATGGCATGATCACTGAACAGATCCCGTGTAGTAAAGCGGAACATTGTCTGAGTCCGTCGTCTGTAAAGCTGATAAACGATATAGTCAACAATACGCTCACTGGAAACGCCTTGTGGCCATAGCTTCTTTTGCATATAAGGAATACTGCATTTGATCATGGCCAAGGTCTGACCACTATCGTCAAATCTGAACGACTTATTAAGCAGTGCGTCAATCACCACATTAATAGCGTCCTTTATCCGTATGGCTTGATTTTGTAATTCCATGTTCCTTTAATAATAATTGCAACTGGATCTGTGTCCAGTATATACGACTTTTGATTAATGATTCATTTTTTTGTTCTAAGTGGCCAGCTTCATATTCAATGGCTGTAATTTCTCTGATACTCGCACCCTGAGCATACAGCAGAAAAGCTGACAGCTTACGTGGTTCAATCTTCAATAGACAAGAATATACCTCATCAGATATATTGTCCAAGAGAGTCCCAAAACTTGCGTCTACTACATTACTTGTACCATGTTGGTATATGGCTTCATTGGAACACTCTTCTATGTCTGAGTTGATGGGTTGTCTGGTAGCCAACTTTTTATTGGCACGGAAACATTCTCGCTTAGTGACGATATGAAGCCATGTATGTATCGACTTATCTGGATTATATGTGTGGATATAGGAAAACAGCTTTTGTAATACCAGAATGTAGTTATCAAACAGCTTTTGTAATACCAGAATGTAGTTATCTTCTGCATCCTGGTATTTGTCTGTGTAAAATGCCGCCAGTGTCCTGACTTCTTCAAGATACGGCGACACATACATATTGAAAAGTCGTTCACGCTCACGTAGGCTTATGGCTGAGGATCCTCCATCTTTTGAATTTTCAGCTGATGTGCCTTTTGCTCTTTGCTCTTTCTGTTCCATTCTGCTTTCATCATTGTTATAAACAAGTTCTCAGTAGTGCGTGGCAATATGGCATCTCTACAGAATTTCTTCCAGATGACCTGTAAACGTTTCAGCATCTTTGCCATCTGCTCCTTCTTTGGAGGCATAGGCTGTTTTATATCGTCCATCCATACCATTGTCTTTATTTGTTTAGGACGACCATCACAAAACAAGAAGAAGTCTTTAACAAGTTGGCTGCAATATTTTCTGATGTCATTTACACCATGCTTAACATATTTGTTGTTTGATCCCATATCTCAATTATTTAGTTATATCATATCGATGAATAAAGTACATGAAAATGTGACACGCATCGCCAACGTTGTCGTCATTCTCTGGATCAATCTTCCAGCGTCTGACAGCATATTCCATCATCTTCTTCTTGTCTGCACGTCCGTCTCCAGTCGCCCACTTCTTGATGTTGGTTACGTTGAAGAAAACAATAGGAACATTCAACTCAGCACAGACTTCAAAAAGCACACCCCTAAACTCTGAGAGCTTCTTAAGTGCCATAAAACGAGTGCCTACATTTACATCCTCAGCAGCCACTACTTTAATGTCATGCTGAACGATAAAATTCTTCACCGTGTCATGGAAAGCCTTATGCTGTTCATAATCCTCGCCATACTTCTTAGCCGCTTTGTCAGTTGATGGAAAATACCATGTACCATAACCATGAGTAGAATAATAGCCAGTATGCTCAGCTATATCCAAAGAGAGTACATTCGACTTTCTTAGACTCTCTAAAAATTCATCTGTAATCCTTTGTCGCATATTATTGATTAATTGTTGATATTCCGTTTTCTTTCACGACTTCCATAGTGTTGATACCATCACCGGCAATGGGGTTCTGTGTAACGACAAGCGATGTTACACCCAGTCGATTAAGAGCTTTGCAAGAAGCTTCTATACCCGTTGTATCACTTGCTTCCAGTATCTCATCTAAGATAACTAAGCCTAAGCCCTTACCAGGATCAGCAGAATCGTTAGTAAGCTTTTGAAGTCCTAAGATACTTGCAAGGTTAACCCTTGCACGCTCCCCGGCTGAGTACTTACCAAAGCTTCCACAATTCTCACCATTTCTCAGCAAGTTCACAGTGATCTTATCTCGTATAGAGCCATTCTTAAGCCGTTTGAACCCCAGCATTTCAACCCTTAAGTCTGAACCAATCAGTTTTAAGAAGTAGTTGGTAACACCTGAGATAGCTTCTACTTTCTTGTTTGCAAGGTAAGAACGGAACTCTACAAAATGGTTTTCTTGAACCGTATACTTGTCAAATTCCTTTTGTACCTCAGAAAGCTTTTTATCAGCGTCAGATTGGCTTGTTTTTAACTCGCCTAACGTCTTATCCAGCGACTTAATTAAATCGCTCTGGTTGCTGTTTCTGACCGTCTCAATGGATTTCTCCAAAGCTTCAATAGCTGCTTCAATGCCAGTATTGCTCTCTTTCAGATTCTTGACATATCGCTCACCTTTATCAATGGTGTTATCAATAATATCCAAAGCCTCCTGAAGCATGTTGTTACGCATACCTTTGATACGTTCTTGCTCACCTTCAATCTGAGTTTCCAAACGCTTAATATGCTGCTGATGTTCAGCAAGCTCATCAGATACCTTTGACACTACAGAGTTTGCATCGTTGACATCGTAATGCAACTGGCGTAATTTATTAGCACGATCGTCAATCTCTTTATTGGTATCGTCTTTTTCTTTCTCAAACGACCTCTTCTTTGATTCAAGCTTAGAACTCTTATCCAATGCCAATGCTAAGTCGTCACTGTTAGCCTGCTGAATAAGTTCCAGCTTCTTAAGGTCTTTCTTAGCTTCGTCTACGCTAATATTCTCATTCAAAAAGAATTCATGCTTACACTTAGGACATACAATAGCACCATGAAGCATGTTTCTGAGTGAACGAATCTCTTTATCGCAATCGTCTGACTTATCTTTCAGCTCTTTGACCTTAGTAACATTCTCGTCAATCTCTTTCTGAGTGTCGTCAATATCTTTCTGAATGTCTTTCAAGTCATACTTAGCGTCTTCATCCTTACGGTCATTCTCAGATTTCATCTTATCATAAGACTCTCGTGCATCGGTCAATGCCGACTGAGCCTTAGTAAGTCTTTCTTTAATACCAATTATCAACTTCTCGCAATCTGACTTATGTTCGTCAAACGTTTTGATGTTCAGCTTTATCTCAGAAGTCATAGACACATAGTCTTTAATAGCTGACAACTGGTACTTATCCATCAAGTCTTTAACCTGATGATAGGTATCATCCAAACTGAGATTAGTATTCTGAAAGTCTTCTATAGAACCACCAACCTCGTCAATCTTATCCAAACGCTCGTTAGCTTTCTTAATCTGCTCTTTATTGTTACGCTCTTGCTCTCGCTGCTCAGCTATTTTATCCTGCAAAGACTGAATACGCTGTTCTCTCTCCTGAGCATATTCTTCTTTCTTGTTATCAACATCAGCTATCTGCTGCTCAATAACCTCAATCTTAGAATCAACAGCAATCTTAGCTTCTTTAGCTTTATTCAGTTTGTCTTCTACTGGCTTCTTATCATTCTGTAGTGCTTCAATAGCTAAGTCAACCGCATCAGCACCACTGAAACGATTAATCATAGCTTTCTTCTGCTTATCACTTGCATCAAAGAAGCTCTTGTAACGTTGGTTACTGAGAATATAGTTATTGTATATATCATCCTTAGTAAGGCCAATCTCGTTAAGGATAAACTTGTTGTATTCCAGCACTGAAGGTTGCACAGTAAGCTCTTTCTCTATCTCATGATGCTGCTCGTCATACTTATGGCATTCAATCTGCTGAGGTTGCTTACGATAAATAGTACGCTGGATGGTAAGCGTAGTCTTATCATAATCATTACTTAGTTCTACATATACTGATGCACTGTCAGCGTGATCATTGATAATTTCCTCAGCTTTATCCACGCCACGCAAAGGTTCTCCAGTAAGGCCAAAGGCAATAGCTTCAATCAAAGAAGATTTACCAGTACCGTTATTCTTCTGCTTGGCATTATCCATATTGACACCATAGATAAGCGTACAGATGTTCTGAGGAATGTCTACTTGTGCTTCCTTGAATGAGATAAAATTCTCAAATTCTATATGATTAATTCCCCACATAGCTTTATTTATAATAGTAAGTACACTGTACTAATCAATTTTACTGAGATAGTCTATACCCATACGATTGTCAATATCTTTTTCTTGACAAAATAACTTGTATTCTTGCTGAAGGTCTTTGGTATCGAACTTCTCTTCAATACTACTTTGTTCGGCTTTTATAGCTTGAATTTTCTCAGTGTCAAACTCAATCTTATTAGCACCTTTATCAATCAAAGCTTGCTTATCAACGGTTTCTACCTTTTCACTCTGACAATGGATGATAAGACGAATCTTATAGCGATCATCATAAGTATTCTTCCAGTTCTTAACATCAGCAAGCTCTAACCTCTCAGTGACATATCGGAGGTTGACCTCGTTTTTGATGAAAGTAAACTCGCCATCCTTGCTATCAAGTAAGGTATAGCCTTTATTCTCATCCTCTCCAAAGCTATGTGCTCTGCTTGCGCCAATGTAATGAATGCAAGTGTTCTTAATATGAGTCCGATTATGATAATGGGCACAAAGAACAGCTCTATAACCGTCAAACAAGTTTTGTGGCACTTCATTAGGAATATCAAAGTCACCTAAAGCACCATGTATACCTTCATGCAAGTAAAGAATAACGTTTTGTGACTCTATGTCAGTCTTACTAAGCTTTTCCTCAAACGACTTGAATATTACTGGAAAATCGGTTGCTTCAAGATAATAAGGAAACTGAGCAAGGTATAAGCCTTCATCACCTAACTCAAATATCTCAGGCTCTCTGACGATATGACAATCATGTTTGAAGCAGTTAAGCCAGCTATTCGTTGACTTTCTATCTGGACAATCATGGTTTCCTGGAGAAGCGATGATAGGAATGTTTTTTATATGTACCTTATCAAAGCATTTAGCCAGTACGTCCATTACTGAAAGATATTGTACTGAAGGTGAATCAAACAAGTCACCACCAATATGAATCTCATCAACATGGAACTTATTACATACATCAAGCATCTCATCCCAGTTCTTTTCAAACTCAACGAGATTGTCTTTGTTGGCATGCAGATCGTTTACTAAAAGTATTCTCATAATCGTAGTCTTATTTGTAAATTGTAAGATATATTCTATTAGCTAAAACGGCTCAGGGAAGGCAACTGAAACAAACAACTCCCCTGAGCCTATCACATGTACTAAAAACTACGATTTACCGTCTTCTGCGTCTGTGAATTGGACGACTCTCTTCCTCAGATTCAGACTCTTCCTCAGACTGTGACTTATCGTCATCATCCTTGTCATTATCTTTGTCGTCATCCTTATCATCATCCTCGTCATCACGAGTATGTTTACGCTTAGGAGTCTCTTCCTCAGCTTCTTTCTCCTCTTCGTCATCATCTACTGACGGACGGGGGCGACGTCTACGAACAGGCTCTTCTGGCTCTTCATCGTCATCATCACGAGTATGCTTACGCTTAGAAGTTTCGTCAGTATCTTTCTCTGGCTTGTCTTCTTCTTTGTCAGCGTCTTTCTCAACATCCGACTTCTTTGACTGGTGTGCCTTCTCTTCATAAGCTTCCTCAATCTCTTCAAGAAGCTGCTTATTACTCTTAGAATGAGAAAGACGTACATCAAGATCATGGTCTTCAGCGAACTGACGAATACGCTCACGAAGGTCTTGATACTCATCTGACTTTTCATCAACACCCTGATCTGACAAAGCATCAAAATCAGCCCAAAGACTATCAACAGTGACCTCAGCAGAACTCTTAGAACCTTTATCTGAACTGGCTGTAGACAAATCGAAATGACTGGTATCATCGGCTGGGAGTTCTCCCTTAAGCGTTTCAACAGCGTCCTTGAAATCTGACTGCTCAGTCACGTCAATGTCGTGCAGCTCGTCATACTGCTTCAAGAACTCTACCTCAGCTTCCAAATGATAGCGTGTAAAGCGATAAATAATTTCTGGAAGACGTGGCATGTCGATAAGCTTCTTGATTTCTGCCTCGGTAAGGTCAACAAACTTACGGCCAATCTCTACTGTGTAGTCTACCTTGCCATTGGTGTTTCCACGGACAATCTTAACGCCATAACTATTATTGATACCAGCGATAGGGTCAGTAGCCTTAGGATCATCTTCCTTAAGCTCTCTCCACAAACGTATCTTAGCATCATCAATAGCTTTGTAATTGGTCTGGGTGCACTGCCACAACTGAGGACCTTTAGCGCGCTCCTTATCCGAACTGATGTCCAATACAAAAATTGCGTGCTGATATTGCCATTTAAGACTGCTTGGATTCTTAAAGGCGCTATCAGTCATGGCTTTCATAAGCTCCTCATCATCACCGTACATCTCCTTAGCGATACGTACATAGGTATCAATAAGGTCAACGGAATAGCCTGGGCCAAAATCTTTGTCGTTCGTGTGAACCACTGGAATGCGCATAGGCTTGCTCTTCTTTCCTTTCTTCTCAGGGAGATTGATGGTTAAGAAGAACTGACGCAAAGGATATTCGTACCCCTTACGATCCATAGGCAAAATATGCCCCTCATCATCAAAAGTAGGAGCAAGAGGAAGAATACGCAATGGGTATTCACCATCTTCGCCGATGCGGAATCGTTCAACTTTAGGCCGGCCGGCCTCTTTTTTGGATTTTTCCTCAGCCTCTTCAAAGGTCATTTGAGACTGGAGGAACTGGTCATAAAGACTCTTTTTCAGAATTTCTTCGCTCATAGTTCTTAGTATCTTTTTTCTTAAGCGAAGAGATCACACTGTTCCACTCTACCTCTTGATTCTGGTAGGCTTCACTATAAAATTCCCTCATCTCAGGCTCACTGAAAGCTTCTCGTGTAGGAATTTCAATACCCCATTCTTTACGGGCATACTCAATAACTCTCTCAATAAAGCTATTGACATCAACTGTTTTTTCTGATTTCAGCTCACGGTATTCAAACCGTTTGCCGTTAATAGTGCAAGTCCTTACCTTAGCAAATTTCTGCTCAAAGAACTTGTAAAGAGCAATGGTATCTGGGTGATCCGGCAATACACTTGACAGATACTTATATACCACACTATGAAGATATTGTGTGTAGGGCAACATCCTGTTCTTCTTATCATCGACGATAAGAAACAAATAATCACGATTGTCAGGAAGTTTTGCGCATTTTTCTCGAAGCTCCTCATCAAAGAGCTTGCCACACATCTTGCGCATCTTTCCTTTTCCCTTGATCATACGCTAAGTTTTTTCCATGTGCATTGTTTTATTTGTTGTTCGTTTCGGTTGCAAATTTAGGAAATAATCGAATAGCACACAAACTTTTTAATGAATATTTTGTGTTAAGAAAGCATAATATCACGTTAACTATTTGGTATACAAATATTTATAATGTACACATATTGTTGTAGTTTTCGCTTCGGCTAATAACTGAGAAAGTCTTTCTTTGTCCTCTCTTCTCGCGTACATATTATAAAAAGCGAAGCTATCACCAGCCTCGCTTTCCATCATCTGTCTCAATCAATGCCAAGCTTCTTCTCAATAAGCTCAGTCTCGTCTTGTATGTCAATCATTCCTGCATTTGGTGTCCTTGTACGATATTTTCTATAATCACCAAGTGCTCTTCTGTATGCGAGTGATTCGGCCATTGGATTCTGAGTAGCGTTGACAACACTGTCTACAAGGTCAGCAGTAATACGATGTTTATCTGCCGCTATACTCTTTATCATCGAATACTCAGTCGGACAATATCGTAGTAAGAAATCGCCTAATGGAGTAGCTTCAAACTTACTTCTTACTGGCCTTGCCTTTTTCTGCCTTGACGGACTTTTCTTCCGTTTTGGCTTCTTTAGGATCTGGAGTTGTTTGTACTTTGGAAGTTTGCTCAGTTTTATCTTCCACTTGTCCTTTTTCGTTTGGACTCCGTAATCCTGAGGGTTTAACATTCGTGTCTCTCTCGGACTTAACCTGATGTTCATCATTTACCTTTTTCTTTTGAAGTTCCGTCATCTTAAAATGATGTACATAATCGTTTCCGTAATTGTGTATTTTCATATCCTTAAATATTAAATGATTCTCATTATATATGCAAGTGTATAGTAAGGCGGTCTGTTCTCATGAGGCTGCCCGGCACCTGTATTATCAGTGGCCGCAGCTTTTGTTGATGGGACATCTGCGTCGCTTGTTGTAACTGTACCAACAAGACGTGGTAATCCGACATCTCCCCTTTTAGGATGCATAATCTCCAACCCTAAATCATCATCTTCTGATGCTGAGGAAGATGCCGCAGTGTTTGATACAGTATTTAATGTGACATCTAAACTATAATTGTTGTTCAAAGAGCTTACAATTCCCAAATCATCCTTATTATAAGCATGCTTATGCTGTGGCATCTCCTTAACATTAAGCGTATGGAATGCCTCGCCACCAGTATTTCCTATAGAGGAATAATCTGCTTTGTTACGGTCATAGCCTACGATGAATCGTCCACGCAAGTCTGGCATCATAAAATATTTAGTCCAATTGCTGACGACAATTTCGCCAGTCTTCGGGTCTTTAGTAGATTCTGAGGTCTCTACACCGCCCATAATATCAAAAATTGGTAATAAATCTTTATTTGCTACAACATGCCCATTTTCAGTGGTCAAGCAATTCACTTTTCTGCCATCGCATAAGGCAAAGCCAATAGGAATTCTGTCAAGCCGCCCGGCATAAGAAATAACACCGCCTAAAGGAATAGTCCCAGGGACATCACCGCCGTTTACATATAAATTCTTGACATATAAATCATCTGCCTGGAAATTCTTAAGATAAGGAATAATGCCATTGGTCGGAATAATTGAGCCGAACTCTACCCAATCATCACTACCTTTATATTTGAAATATAGTTTAGCTGGATTAGACGAATCAATTCTAAATGAAAGTCCATTCTTCCACTCAAAACTAACATAATTATCCGTTACATTAATATTATAATCTCCATTATCCAAAGACAATCCTTGCTGAGATTGAAGGGCAATAGCATTCAGAATACCATATATTTTAAGATCACTTGAGATTTCTTGAAGAGGAGAATAACCGTCTATTCCATTTAAGTCTTTAAGAACTGAATACTTCTTGAAGAATGCTCTTAAATCTGGAAAATACACTTCCCCATTGTAAGAATAAGCGGCTATATATCCAGAATCTACACTTGCATCGTTTGAATATTCACCATAATACTCTACATACTGGGGGTGGTAAGAACCGTCTACATAAGGTATATTACCGCCATTTTTTTGTTTAAGTACGATCTTAAGGTTGGTAGCAGAGACATTTTCAGCGCCCTCTACATGACAGACTTTGCCATCTATATAAGCATAACCTTCTGAATATGACTTCTTACTGGTACTTTGATTTGTGCCCATAGCCTTACAACCTGATAACACAAAATTAACATTCGCGTCCTTGAACATCTGTGTGAATACAGATGCTAATTCTTGCAAATTCTTAATGTCAGAACTGTACAAGTGCCTTCCGCCTAACTCTGATTGATACTCTTTCATATTTTGCTATTATTGTTTTCTATAAAATATATTGTATTCGACTTGGTAAACTCTATAATACTTAATCACTTGCTTAACCTTCATGCGATAATCCTTATCAGCTATAAGGCTATTAATAGGGGGTGCTATAACGACAAAACTGTCGCTTTCTCTCTTTACCTCTCGCTGATCCATAATGATAAGGGTATTGTCATCAGTTATCTTATCATTCTTCTCCGTCTCATCTTCTGGACACCAAAAAATTGCTGGGGTCTCTAAACTGTTAAACTCATTCTGATCCTCATAGATAGTCAGATAATGATTATAAGTATAGGGGATGATTTCAAAGCTGTCACCTTTATTCTTAAAGTATTTCCTAAAACGTATATTCAATGACCACTCCAATACGATGGGCTGGAAAGTGGTGACAGCATCCACAATCTTTTCAGCCACCCAGTTCCTGAAAGCAATGTTAAGCTCATCCAAGGGATAAGCAATGCCGGACAAGAATTTCAATACCTTAACTCCTTTCAAGAAAAAAGGTGTCAATATTCTTACCAGCACATTGCTACTTACTTTATATTTATCAGTATTGATTGCCATTATGATAACGTTGATTTTGCCTTAAACACTAAATTATCCCCAGCCGATAAAGTAGACTGGTTGCTGTTTGTCTCATCAACAAATGTCAAATAACCGCTATAAGGGGTACGGCGCTCAACAACTTCTGACGGATCGCCATAAGCCTTTTTGTCTGTATCATACGACTGAAGCATCACCTTAGCATATTTACCGTCTGATGAAGTAGAGTCAATACCTGAGACTGTCACAATATGGGCAGCTCCTTGGATAGCGTCAATGACACTCTGATAATAAACTAAACCATTGAAATCCAAGTTCTGCTCATAGGCAACAAGCGCCGCTTTCACGTTCTCAAACGCCTGCTCAGCATCAATATAAAGATCGTCATAGACAATGGTGGCCTTAACAGTCATCAAATCTCCAAGAACGCTACGATAGGATAATTTAGCACCCAAGAACTTAATCTCATCCATGTAGTTATTGAACGCCAACATTTCATAATCGCTTAACGGCATGTATTTGGCACCGCCATCAGAATTGTCAGTGTTACTGTTGTTCTTGCAAATCTTTATTACCGTACCATTCTTCTGATCTTCCTCGAAAGCTGACTTTGAAACGATCCTTCGTGTCGTGTCCACAGTCTTGAATTTGAACTGAAACGTCGTCTCGTCAAATACCATATCATCCATAGTCTTGCTGTCGGGGTTGTACTGGAAATACAAGGCTACCTCAGCATAATATCTCGCAGTGCCATTGATACGCTTACTGATGATATTTGATATTTGAACCTGAAAGACATCCAACAAGGATTCATAACTATAAATAAGCACTGCCATAATATAAGTCAGAACATTGATTACACTCATCTTTGCTTCTGACCTGCCACTGTTCAACGATGTAAGCTGAAGGTAGTCATTCCTCTTGACTACTGCCTCAGCATATATCTGACTTATACTTCTGCTCATGTTTTTATTTTATTTCTTTTTTTATAAATAGTCTATTCATGTTTTTATTGCTTGCATAAGGAGTATTGAAGTGATAGCCAATATATATGTTTTCCAAAGGCTGATAAACGCCATTGACATCTATAAAATCCAAATCATAAAAGGTATTACAACCATACATCTTGATTAAATGTGTTCCTGCATCATTATAAACATGGGTAGCTATTTGAGTATTAGAGTAATAATGATAATACTCTATATTTCCACCATCCCCCCAGTCAATAAAGACAATCTGATTGGCAATGGGGGAGAAGCGGATAGAAGATGCACTACCATCCTGTCTGATAAATATCTTAGGTGTCTGAAGCCTTGAATAAAAATCGCTCAAGTCGAAAGTATCTGAAGGAAGCAATATAATCCCAGCGTCAAAAAGATTTCGCAAAGTATAGTACAGTCCAGTATTGACAAAACCAGAGAACTTAAAATCCCCCCCTAATACAGCTTGCAGACGTTGCTCCAAGTCTGTCACGTTCGGCCAATTTTCTTCTATGCCATAACTGGAATAAAATCTGAAACTGTCGTCGGTAGCATCGATAATCCACGACTCTTCTGACTTAGGCTTGTTTTCTGACCCGTCCTCATCGCCCCATGTATCATCCCGTGGTCTCGGCTTACTGATATACGGGCCACTATAATCTATAAAAATTTTCCCAGCTTTATAAAGGTCTGCTACATTCTTGTTTAACGTGGCAACAGCATTTACAACAACGCTTTTAATGTCTGTCAATTCAGAACTTCCATCTCCGTTTCCGTTTTTAATAGTAATACGCTTTTCATTAAACCAGTCTACCAAGTCTTTATCTATAACGAAGTCCTCATCATAGTTCAACACTTGCCCAGTTTCTAACTTCGTTCCTAACGTAAGGGACTCATTGTTAACCATCAAGTCTGAAATGCCTTCCAGACTGCCAAACAACGTCAAAGAGACATCAAAAATATTCTGTCCTGACTTAACTATATATTGTTTCATCGTTCTTTGTCTTTTATGGATTTATCGTCATCTTTATCCTCAGCAAACTGAAAGACAAAAGCAATAGCGGCTGGCAAACCTATCAGATAAGGATAGACCTTACTGAACCAATCTGGAATAGTTGCCTGAGCTGACAACAAAGCGGTCATAACGGCTAAAGAAACTCCTGAGATGAAAGCTGAGATGTTTCTTATGCGTCTCGCCACCTTAGGGGTCTTAGCCTGAAAGCGTTGGTAAGCTCTATTGTACCACCGCTTATGTCTTGCCTTGTAAGACCTTGAATCTCGTTTACTATCTGTCATATCTGAAAAACAACCAACCAAACATTCTGCAAAGGATAAAATATATCCAAGCCACAACACATTGCCATGTAGTACGACACGCACAAAGACAACTGATAAGAAATCCTACATCATAAACCTTTCTCAGCGTACCATCCCCTTGTGTGTCATAGCGTCTGTCATGTTCTCTTGCGGCTTTATCAAAAAGCTGACGATAAGGTAGTAGCTTCCTCAGCCACATCGGGCCAACCCCCAATCCATTGCTCCCTTCATGCCACAAACGCCCTCTCAAATCTTTAACCTTCAACATCTCTACCATCTTCCCTTAGTTAATCAATGCTCCTGTTCTGTGCCCAGCCCTTTAGGGCTGGTTTTAATCACAAGCTCAGCTTCTTTGGGTACCCCGTCTTATAATCATACTCCTCTACCGCCTGAGCGTCTGTCAATGCCAACACGTTAGCCTTATGCTTAGCCGTCACATCATAAGCAGCACTTGCATAGACCTCTACCGCAGCCAACAACTTTAGGCCATCATCAATATTCAACGTAAACGACTGCGTGCCTGACCACAGCGTTGTCTGTGTAGCTCCAGCCGCTTGTTCACTTCTGAACCGCAAAGACAATCCAACACGCGTCTCCTTATCCAGCCACATGCTTACTCCATTATACACAAAGCTGTTAACCGCATCACTGGCATCATAAGCCGTAATTTCGGCAATCTTATCATCTTTAAGCTCATCAAGTGTATATGGTATATCAAGTATTTTCTTAGCTGTTCTGATACATGTCCTACGACACTTGTCTAATTTGAAGATCTTATTTTGTACGCCCGATGCAATGATATGTACTTGCTCAGCCACTGGATGACAACCACAATAAAGTATATTTGCAAGTTCGTCCACGTCTGTTGGAAGCTTATCCATTTCAAGCATCCTGTACTTGTATATGACAATAGCTTCACCCCCATTGCCTCTTGTCTCTTCTTTCACATCGTAATTGATACGAACAAAATCATCATACCGCTCTATGAGCGAAGGCTTAACGTTACTTTCTGTCTCCATATCACTCAAAATAATAGTCGATTTTATTGCCACCTAAACTCCTGCTCTTAAGCGTTGCTTCAAAGGGGAATGCATTCTGCTCCCGACACTGATCCAATACGTCTTTCAATCGTGGATTATTGGTCAGAAACTTACAATCTCTGCCACCTTCCTCAATCAGTACAACATATCTACCTCCGCCATTTTTGGTGGTGACATTTGTCTGGAAGTCTTTAACAAAAATAGTTCGTCCAACAATAAATCCACAACTGACAGTCGGAACGTCAAAGAATACCTGTCCATTCTTGCCTTTGGTGGCACGCCTAATGTTTAACTCTGAAAAACTTTTCATACCTGTTACCTTTTTCCATAAATTTCTTCCGTCACTATGCATCAGCCAGCCTTTATAACTCGCCAATGTAGCACGTTTCATTGTATCATCGTCTATCTTTGCGACTTTCTTCTTAAATCTTATCTTTATCCTTTTTCTGATAAGAGTATAGTTTTTATAAAACTTATAACCAACAAAGCTCAATCCAACACTGTCCGTCAGATGTTCTACGTTGATATTCGTGTGGAATGGTTGCTCTAATACGTCAGAGGCGTAAGTGCGTATCATATCTACGGCTTTCCATACCGTCTTTGTATTGAACCCCATTAACACAATGTCATCACAATATCTGAATAAGTGTACCTCCTTACCAAACATCAATCCTACTTTTCTATCCAACTCGTTCAAATAGAAATTGGCAATCGGTTGTATAGGATAGAGACCTATACCAAGTCCATCATCCAAAGTAGTGACAACTTCTTTTAACAACCACCTTATACCATCATCATGGTACATCTCGCATAGCTTTCCATAGACTTTATCTTGCCGTATATTTTGATAAAACTTGGTAAAATCGAGTTTAGCAAACACTATATCTTCTCCTTTATGCAAGTCGATAAAGCGTCTTACTCGTCTGCGTGCAAGCTCTATACCTCTGCCTTTAATGCTCGCAAAACTGTCAGCATAATAACTCTTGGTCATAGATGGCATGATGACACGCATCAAAGCATGATGAATGATATGATCAGGATAATAAGGGAGTTTAGTGATCATACGAACCTTACCGCACGGACAATACTGTTCGTCCGTTCTTGGAGTGGATGTATGATATGTTCTGTTTATCAGCATTTCTTGTATCTTTAATAAATTGCCTTCCTTATCTTTATCAAATTTCCTAACACCATATTTATTCCCCTTGCCACGTCTTGCTTCCTTTTCAGCAAGCTTTAGATTTTGCATGTCATAAACCTGCTCGATCTTAACATTTCTATGTTTTCCTCTTATCATGGCTTTCTCTCTACGCTACTTACTTTCAGTTTTTACACCTACTTATACGCCCCTATAAAGGGTTGCAGTCATGTTTCGCATGATTGATGCTATCTCCCAATTGCGCGGTATCAATGAGTGGAATGTATCTTCAATATTTTTACTATGAGAAAAAGTTAGGCGAGCGCCGTTATTCGCATTCGAGTTACCGAAACCGTCATTCGCATTCGAGGCCGAAAGACCGCAGATCGAACCGTTATTCGCCGTGCTGCCGACGTGCAACAGACTCACTCATTGTACCTTGTTTTTATATAAATTAAGAAAGTGTCATACTATTTATTTTATTAATTATTATTAGATTAAATTAGCCCCATCCACCTCGACCGGCCGACCGTAGAAAGCCAGGCGAGCGCCGCCAGACGCAACCGAGTTACCGAAACCGTCAACCGCACGCGAGGCCGAAAGACCGCAGATCGAACCGTGAACCGCCGCGCCGCCGACGAGCAACAGACGTCCTGAGGTGAATACCCAGTGTCCATCACAATAACCAGTAGAACTTGATGCATTAACGCTACGTGGAAGCATGTCAAAGTCTGCTCCGGCTATGATCGTGCCGATATAGTTTTGATTAACACTTGTGACAGCTAACTTGAACGTCCGGTCTCCTGCATGATCTTCTTTCCAGTTGTTGTCATCCCACACATAACAAGTAGTCTCATCATGGCGGAAACCAATAACAAAATCCCATACCTGTTCTCCGACACCTTCCAAGCCGAAGAAATTCAAACAGTTCACTTTTCCGCCATTTCTATTAACAGTAGGGTAGGTACCATAAGGAGTGACACCAAGCATAGGAAGTGTCCAACCAGTTCTTATGTCGCATACATTGTTCCAGTCATTTATTCTTCCAACACCAATATTATTCTCATAATTTGTATTGGCAAAATAACTCAAATGTAATGCGTTCTCCTTACACCAGTCATTATAGTTCCACAAGCCATAATCCACCGCACCCATCTTTGCCTGTGATTGGAGTTGTGCTATAGTCTGACTTTGGGTAGGCACCCTGTTAGGCTGCGACTTAAGTACTCCGTCTTGATTATAAGCATGGAACATACCGATAAAACGGGCATTGAACGTCTTGCCATCCTTGATAGGATAAATACCAAAGTTCTGCAATATCTCCTTGCCATTCTCATCAGTACCGCTAAAGATATGCATCTCAGGACGATAAACCATAAAATTGCATCCAGCAGCGTTCAACTCTTCTACCGTTTTCTGTGTTCCGTCCTTGAATGTAATGACACCAGTACCACCATTATAGTCTCCACTGAAAGTAGCTGACTTAATCTCTGCCATCTTCTTTCCGTCTGCCGTCAAAACATATGGTTTGCTTCTGCTGATATAGTCTTCCAACAAATCAAGACTACCTTCTGACTGTAAGGCAGCACTATTGCCTGCTGGATTAATCCATACTGTCCGCAAAGATGAGACAACACCTGCATTGACGACAATAGTCTTAATCTCGTCCTTATCCCACCGTGGAACGACCTTAACGGTTATTTCAGCCATTATATCCGTCACGCTCAGTCCAGTCTTAAACGTCAACTGAGAACCATTTAGCTCGATATAAGACTTGAGTTCGTCAGCGGTAATCTTACCAAAGTTAACCTTGATATTGTCAATGGTCATCGTCACCTCTTCATTGGTGCCTTGACCACCTACTGTGATATTCGCATGTTCGCCAGCTTTTAGTAACTTCTTGTCAGCAGAAACCGACCAATCTGTAGCGTTCTTCTTTGCACACGTCACATTCAATCCTAACTGAGTAAGATTATAATATTCTCGTGCCGTAAGCTCATCCTTGCTGACATAACCACTGATATGCTTCTCCAGTGCCGTATCATTATAGACATGAAGAAGTGTATCTACCTGCGTTTGAGTAATAACCTTGCGCTTACTGACAGTACCAATCTCTAACTCCAATTTCTTTAATTTTCCCATATCTCTTATTTATATCTCCATTTTCCACTTTCCATTTCTTATCCGGTCTCCCGTTCTGTAAGCGGCTGCTGAGCAGCCGCCCAAGAGTTACTTATAATAGTCAGTCAGTCTATTTATCACGCTTTCCACAACCACATCAGGACACCCTTTAACAGATATAGCCTCCGCATTGCCGATACCCTCAACGTCAAATTCTGTCAGCTTATCAAGCCCATTAAGCTCAATCTTAGTAAGGTTCTTCGGGGCATACAACTTCTCCAAGTTATTCGTAGCTGGAAGTTGCATTTCAAGAAGTGCAGAACAACCTGTAAGATACAACTCCTTCATAGATGGAAAAGCCCTGAAATCACTGTCAGCATATGCCGTACAGTTACGCAAATCCACTACCTCAGCTCCAAAAGTATCTCCCTTTTGCTTGATACTCTGCAACACTGGGTTCTTATAACGTTCATCCTTATCACCAAACTTCAACATTCTCAGAGCAGTACAACCGCCCCAGTTAGTAATTGACTGGATATAGAGATGGGAGAAATCTGCAATGTCAGCGTAGTATCGCTGGCCATAAAGATGGAAACGACCACTATCCTCATTGCTGATACCTGTAGTGTTCAACTTCACGTTATAATACTTAGTAGGATCTTCTGCATACGCTCTTTGTGCTGAGCCACCAGTACCAAAACTTGCGTCAATATAGTTTCTGTATTGCGACTTAATGGAGATGGTGATGGTGTCATTTGAAATTCGATTGGCTCTGTTCCAGTCATCAAGAACACTATCCATACACATTACGCCATCAAGTGTAGAGCTTGTAAAGTCGCCAGCACCATTCTCACCGCCCATAAAATACATACGTCCTTTAGCCCACCAAAGCAAGTCTTCTTTAGCTGAGCCATGCGCTTTCTGTTGGTCTGCATAGGTGCCGGAAGCCATATATTTATAAGCAGTATCAGCATTATAAATAACTGAGTTATAGCAGTCAACTTCATTCGTAAAGGCGTATTTTCTGATTGACTCCTCACCAAGCAGACCGCCCTTTGAAAGCTGAGCAAACATATCAGCATAAGTCTCCTGCATCGTAGCATCAAGAAGTTCATACAAAGCACTATGCTTGTTTAAGATACGTTCATTAATAAACTTGTCCTTATCCTCAACGACATCCTGACTGGCAAGCCACTCTTTAGCCGCCGTGACAACAGAAACAGTATCATTATAAACATCAGCATCGCCATACAGACGAGTAAAGTCATAACGCAGACGTGAAGCATTGTCGCCACGCTCTGAGGTATCAATATCGTAAGGAAGCAACCTCAATACCTCATACTTAGTTCCCTTGACATTTATGTCATCATCAAAATCAGCCACAACCTCATCTCCGTCAAAATGGGTATAGAACTGGTTCTTACCTCTCTGGTCTGTCCATAGGTGCACACGTGAAGCAAAGGCGTTAAAGGTGAAAGAATCAACATTGACATAATATTTCAGTTCTTCCTTGAACTTCTTCAAACGATTATCCTTGTTGTCAGGATAACCTGAAACGCCCTTAATGGTGAGTGTAGCATTCGTGGAACTAAGCTGACCATTCTTTGACTTATAACCGATAAAGTCAGGATGACAATTGAACACAAAGTCAAACAGTCTCTGCAAAGCACTGTCTTTACCAATATAGCCGTCACCATAATACACGTCTCCAGTATCAAGGTCTGGCCAACGATATTCAAAACAGTCATAACCTTTCTTCGTATCGGCAAACGTTCCATCAAGGTATTTACCAGCCTTAGTAAGATCTGGACAACGGAAATCACAAATATCAGTATTCCCGTTACGGAACTCTGCTGAATAATCGTGACCACCATCAGAAAAACCGAACACGGAAGCATTCTTCTTATCAGTGATAAGGTCTATCTTTCCACTGAACTGATAATCGCTACTGCCTACATTATGGGTAAACTGAACGGCTGGAATACCGTCAATACACTGTCTGATCTTACTGTCAGCCTTTTGTGGCGGTGTAAGAATGTCTGGATAACCATGCTGAGAAAGGTATCGCATAGCGTCCTCACTCCACTTGGCCATAGGCAGGTTTCTCGTAGACGTGGATTCATTATAATTCGTCTTGGTAGTGAGAATCTTACAAGCGTTCTCAGTGGTCTTGTTGCCACGGATATAAAGATTAAGCTTTGTCCTATCCTCTTTGTATACCCAACCGTCAGAAGGATTGAGTGAACCAGCCGCTTTATAAGCTTCCTCACTCCAGCGATATACTTGGACAGTTCCCTTAACATCATATCGCATGTTCTTTCTGTATTCAAAAGCGGTAGATGTTCCTTGTATTCTGACACGCAGATCTTTATTATTTTTGCCTACATACTTAATGGATCTGTCCGTGTCCACCTTACCATTCTTGAAGAAGAACAGTTCAAGCTCCTGCTGACCAGGGGCAATAGTGTCTGTTGATGTCTCTTCTGGCGGAAAGGTATAGGTGTTTACAAGGATGTTCAGTGTGCCGTCAACTGTATCTCCTGCACGCTGGGAAAGCCACAGACAATATTTGAAAGTCTCATTGAAGTTCACGGTTCCATCACCAGTATAACACTGATTCTTTTGGAACTCTGTCTTCATGTCAGCAAGACTGCCCAAACCCATGACAAAATTTTGCAGGATCTGGAATGAAGAAAGACAGCTCTCATAAGCGGTAATCTCATAAACATCCAAATCTGCGCCCTCAGAATTAAGAGTAATTGGCATGGCACTCGACTGAGTAAGTGAAGTATTTGTCAACTTGGCCTCACCTGCAAACTGACCATTGACATACATAGTCGCAAAATGTCCAGTCTCTTGGAAAGAGGCGTTATAGTATGGCTGGATGGTAATGGCTAAATCTATTGGGGTGTTGGCATCAAAATGACGGTTGTTCTGAGTTGCCTGATCGCCATTCCAAGGGTCTGTAGTAATCTCACCGCCTTCACCCATCTTAACATAAATGGTATCGGCAGTGACCCAAAATCCGACCTTACCATCCCAGCATTCAATAAGATGTTTGGAATTGTCAACGACATTGTTAGTCTTGAAACGTATTCTCAGTGTTCTGCCCTTGGCCAACACACCACCACCATTATTACGTTCGCTATAAGCCGTAGTATCATAGAATATTGGATAGTTAATCGCTGCTTTACCACCCCCAACAAGGTGTAAGGAGTTAGTAGTCCATCCACTACCATAATCATTGAACTTTACATTGGTGAATTTAGTAAGTTCCTGAGTGCTGCCTTTCCATTTTCCATCCGTAAGAGAGTTGACATATCCCCAATGAGCAGGTGTTGGAAGTTCTGAGTTAGAGCGGCTCTTCGCTACAAGGTTATATCTATAGCCTGCAATGGTCTTCCAGTTGAAATCACCGGTAGCGGTAAATGTATCTTCACCAACAGCAACCACATTGCTATTGCTGTCAATGACTTCCACGCGTAAAGTATTATTGGAATCTTCAACAGTAGCAGTATAGTCAATATAAATTCTCCCAGTAGGAATACTCAGCTCTGTCTTATTACCATTATTCAGTGAGATACGAACATGCGCCGTCTCCTGCCCAGCGTTATAGACATAAATACGTGGAACTATATTCTCATAAAGTGTAGCTGTCCCGATAGGCTCAATGGCAACAAGAGTAGTGCCGTCTTTCTGAGCATCAAGCACGCCCATAAGTCTCGATTTCACTACATTACTTTGTACCATGCCATTACCCATATCCAAATATGCCTTAGCCATATAGACACCCGACATGGGCATATTGCTCCAGTCAAGTGCAACACTGGCAAGGTTATTGGTAACTAAATTGGCAGTCTCAAAATGTTTGAACAGCTCATTGGACGGTGCATAGAGGTCAATACACAACTTAAGGGCAGTAACACCTTGTGGCAACGTGAATATAGGAACATAATTAATGCTCGACGGATTGATAATGCCAAGGTTAAAGTCCTTATCAAGAGATAAACTGAGATCAACGCATCGGATAGTGATATTACGTGACACTTCTCGTTCCTCTCCAGATCTCGTAACAGTAAGAGTGATAATATCGGAAGTGTTCTCGATATTCTTCAAACTGCTTCCAGGAATCACCGCCGTATAATAACCGTCACTATCAGCTGCCGGACGCAATCTGTTATATAAAGAAACACCATTAGCATCAGTAATCAAAACATTTATATCCGTATTTGTTTCACCGTCTACAATGTTCCTTACCTTGAATTTAAGGGTAATTGTTGATGCTCCTTTGGTATAATACTGAGTAGCGTCAATGCCATAGATAGCAAGAGCGTCACTCTTAGTCTCACCACCAGTTGTAGGGAGTTGTGCCTTAGGACAAATAAGGCATTTCTGCTCATCCTGATAGAGTTCATTGTCAGGAGTGATAAACGCCTGATAAGTCTCTTCATCTGGGAAACAAAGGATATAACCATTCTCAATGACTACATATCCATTTTTACCTTTGATCTGATTTTTGATAAATGTCTCAACTTGATCACCACTGAACGGCAACGCATCGGAAGATGCTGCATAACCATCGTGAACTTTTCCGCTCCAACTCTGAGACGGATTGATAAGTGTATCTGAAGTGATTTTCTTTGCCATATTGTTATTCTTATTTATTTACTCAACCAAGCGTCCTCACTTTTCCACGGCTTCTCACCTATCCAGTAACCGCTTCCAAAACATGAGGAAATAGCTTCCCATACAAGTTTAGTCCCATAATACACAGCACTCACAGCTTTTGCTCCATAGTAGCGTGCTGATACGGATAAAGTTCCTCTTACTATCATTCCTCAAGAATATTATAATAGGTATCAGAATCTATATTATCAGCTGCAACAAGAGCGTCATACTCGTCTTGTGATACAATGGCCATCTTAGGAACATTTTGAGGGACGACTTTTATCAGTCCGTTGTTCTCTTTGTATATGTATATTCCACGACCTGAACGATCAATATAAAGTTTATCCTTAGACAACTCCTGCTCAGTCCACGATAACTTATCATCAGCTCCCTTAGTAGACAGATAGAGCTTCTTAGTACCAACGCAATAATAATAATCACCAGCAACAAAAGGAGCTGTAGTTTTCTCAACATCAGTCAACTCCGTAAGCGGAATAACATCAAACACATCATTTGGCAAGACTTCTGCTGATAGCTTTCCACCTTTCAAGGCTGCAATACCATCTGACGCACCTATCATGTCAGTAACGCCCTTAACGGCCGCAACTCTGTCACTCACCTCAGTAGAGACTGAAGTCTTGACATTGGCAAGCTCTGTCTGTAAAGCGGTTACTTGATCTGTCAAGGCCACCTTAGGCAAAGCCGCATTATAGATGGCTGTGTTGTCTACTACGCAATTCCATACATTCGTATTAGCCAATGATACCGTTCCGTCATCAGCAACAGTAAGTGGTGGCTGACCCTTAAAATTGTCACCAGAAGCCTGAAAAACGCTCCCTTTTAGCGTAACAACATTCAGATAATAATAAACGCTCAAGTCATCATAAGTGCCTCTGAATTTAGCAACACTGCCTATAGAAACTATTTGTGAGTTTGCCATTATTTATTTACTTTGTTTTATAACTAATAGTCTGTTGGTGTCTTTTTCTATCATCACTTCTTCAATATCAGAATCATAAGTAATAATACCATACATTTTCCCAGTCTTAGGATGGACAGCCAATGCCAAAACACTGGCATAATTTCCTCGCTTATCTGAAACGGTTCTCAGTCCACCGCCACTTTCAGATGTATTTCCATCACTCGTATTTGTACCGATATAACAATACGCTGTACATGGTTCCAACGCCATAAATAACTTACGATTTGGGTTATTGTAATAATTTTTACAATCTATCTTATCAACTCCACTACGGGTAATAATTCGATAATCTTCATCGACATATTTTCTACCATCTGAGGTCTGAACCATGAAAAGTGGATCGTGATAAAAATAACTATACTTTATGTTCTCATGATTACCAGAATCTAAATGCATTTCTGGCATCACCCCGACATAATCAACGGCATAAAGCACACCCGGCTTAATATCACTCCATACACCCACTTCATACCCCATATTCAAATCTTTTTCTAATCCAGAAAATCGTATACGGTTATAAGTCATGGGGAAAGAATAAGGTAATTTATCCAATTGGCATTCTCCACCAACATCCCACATGCCGACAATCATTCCCGACCAATCAAGTACATCACTTCTGAACCCTTCATTGTCTGTAAGCAATCCTTGTGCAGCCTTATACAATGACCTTATATAATCATCATCAGCAACTCGTAAAAGTTCTACATCAAGTTTACTGACATCATCTAAGTTTTTATCATCAGCTTCATTAGCACTGGTAAACAATATTTCTAAATTACCATTCTCATTGTCAAAAGAGGCTTCTGAAATGTTCTTGTTATCTCTGTCAAACTCATCAGAAAGTTTTTCTTTCAAGTCTGAATGTTCTACAACAGAGCCAATATATTTGGTAAGATCTACACCAGATGTGGGATAACGATAGTATTTGCCAGGGGCACATCTGGCAAGTAACTGAGCGGATTGGTTGTCTCCATTGCCAATCTCAAAATCTATGTCATCAGCTTGATAGATAAAAGACCGCTCAATGTTACCGCCTTTATAACGTTTGAATTGAACCTGATAGTAGCCATTAATATTGATTATTTGAAGCTGAGAGGCGTATATCGGCTTAGGCATATCCATAAATGTCTGCCTGTATTTACATTCACAGCTGTTCGGACATTTCTGGTTGGATAAATGAAGGTCTATATATTCCCCAATGACACTGCTTCTGGAAACAAGACGGACAAAAAATGACTTGGCTTCTCCGTAATAATCAACATGTATCTTACATGAATATTCTCCATTAGCATCATAACTTACCTGACTGGCTTTTCGATAAGGTATGATAATGTTCAAATAAAGAATATCGTCTGTATCAGTATCGAACAGCTTTCCCCAAACTGTATCATAATACTCAACTTTTTTATCCCAGCTTTTAGGAATAAAATCTCCACTATTAGTGTTTACAAGTATATCTTTTGCCATATTTTGTTTCTAATAAATAGTATATGACAAAAGATTTTTAGTTATGACACTTCCAATGTCGTAAGGGTAACAGTTCCAACAGAACCGGGTCTTGAAGCTGGAAGTCCGGCAGCACTTACATTTTTCGCTTTTTGCTGATTAATCCAATCTAAAATACTCTGACAGACTTTTGTCCATGTCTTTTCCATCGGGTCTTTCATATTCCCTTCATGCGCTGATTTAAGCGCTTGCTGAGAGATAGTCAATCCTCCAGTCATAAAGGGCTTGAATGGGGTAGTGGTCACTGCATTAGTTCCGGGGGGTGTAATAACAAACCCAGCAACAATCTTGCTTTCCAAATCCTTAATCCATGCGGCAAAATTCTGAGGAGTAGAGGTTGGAGCACAAACTCCCACGATCTTAAAATGTTCGTCAGGAACAATATCGGGAGCTGGGGGAGTGGAAGTGGTCATGCCATTATAAGCAGCATGTACCGTCACATGGGAAATTAAGTAATTGGTAATGGCTTTTGCAATAGCAGCCTGACACAATTGAGGAGTACTGCTGTTATAATTGCCACCACTATCCTTACCCCCTACAGCTCCTTTTATTTCAGAGCATATTTGCTGGGCAAAACTCTGAGCACTCATGGATTACAAAAGCCAAAGTACAAGGCCGATAACGCCTCCAATGCAGGTAAACAACCAGTCAATACCATCAGAGGATGCATCATAAGCCTGATCAAAAACTTCTTTTAAGGCACCGACAATAACTGTTATCATCATACCAAAAACCAAACTTGAATCAACAGTCTCATGGCCTACTTTCAGCATGAATAATGCCACAAAGAAACTGATAATCAAGCCTGCCAACAGATGCAAATATCTGTCTACGCCAAACGATGCTAACCAGCAATTAATCTTTTTTACTAAACCATAAATCTTTCTCATATCGCTTATATTAAATGAAATTATAATTATTATTTATCTCCTATTCCATTAATAGTACTTCCTCCATGTATTGCACCTGTAAACGGGCACACTGGAATACCGCAGAAAACTCCTTTGCCATCAGGTTTACAGGTGCCTTGTTTTACGACATTGCCACCTTTGATAGTAATTGTCTTTTGGGCATAGACATTAATATTACCATCTGAGCCTATATGGATAGTGGTTCCTTGCTGAGCGGCAATATCAACGCCATCAATAGTTTTCTTTATAGTGACAGTGCCATTCTTTGTCTTAATAGTATCAAGAATAGTTCCTTTATCAATATCAACAGATGCAGAGAGTTCTGTCTTTTCCAAATCAGGAACTTCCTTATCTTCTTGCGGCTCTTCTGTCTCCTCTACACCTATCTTAACGGTCTTATGGCTCTTAAACTGAACAGCGTCCACATGTGAATACATCAACACGTATTCTCTTTTATCTTTAGGGTTCTGAGTGATAACAACATCTGAAAACAATGTAGGCATCATCCACACACCATCAGAATTGTTATTAATAGCCGAACAAAGAACGCCAATATGATGCCCAGCACCGTCTATATAATCATCTTCATCGTCCTTTATATAATCATACTCCTGAACGTCTACAGTGCCCTTCAACTCATCATCTTCATCATCAAAATCATGCACCCTGCATACATAACCATAAATCTTCCTCGTGCCTAAAGCACCACCATCTCTGTCCAACTTGCCAGACAAAGCCCTTTGCTGGATAGCCTTATAAAAATCTGGGGCGGCATTATTTATCTTTCCTCGTAAACTCATTTCTGTATAAATTATAATATAATCATGGGAATCTTCTTAAAATCGGCTACTTTATAAGGTATCTTCAATTCTTTACGAAACCCATTCGTACCAAAAGTAACATTCACATCCTGAACCATATACCAACCATTCTTGATGGGTTGACGTGGGTCGATCAAGGCAACAATATCGGCTGGTTGAACTGGTAAATCTCCAAAAATGACCAGTGATCCAGATACACCATTGGGAACATAATTCCGCCAATATTGTTTGGCTTCTGCAATAAGCTGATCCCTCGTACAAGGCTGAGACTTGATATAAGGAATGATATTATAATCATTAGTCCTTACTCTGTTCAGATTGACGGTACGATACCCCTGAGGTCGTTTCCCTAATGTGCCATCTTTCTTTTTTCTGCGTGCCTTAGGAGCAATCTTCTTCTCATTGACAACCTGCCAACTCGTTCCTTCATCACTCGATACCTCAAAGCCGTCTCCTTTACCATCGACACGTCTGAGCGTGAAACCAAATGGCTTTAAGGATTTTGAATCTCTTCCTTGTGCCTTGATAGCTAAGTATTTTTTATCAGTGTTTTTTAGTTCCAATTTATCCTCAGCGACATCCCAGTCAAACTGAATGACCACATAGCTTTTTCTATCGGAATAAGTGATGTAGTTTTTCTTACCAACTGGCAAATCACCAGCGCCGCCATCAACATAGAAGTTCTTCCCGACTTTCAGCATAGACGTGCCATCTTCCTCATTGGTCATCATACACATAATGGCACTTTGCTGCCACTGAGCAAAGACATCAGCTATGGTCAACTGACTGCTAATATGAAAGCCACTGACCTCTATATCAAAGTTGGAATTACCAAGCTTCAAACCAATTCCAGTACCTTGAAGAAGTCTGTATTTTCCCTTAGGATCGAGAAAATCTCTCAAAGAAGTCTTGCCTTTCTCTGTGATGTCTGGGACGTTAATGGTAGTAAACACGTGTGCCATATTCTCACATTCAACTTCCAAAGGAGTGGAAACGGAGCACTTGGTGATGAACCCCGTAAAGACCATCTCCATATTGTCTGGGACGTTCTTCTCGTCTTTCATCATCTTCTTAAACTCTTCATCAGAATAAGCATAACCGCAATATATCTCTATACGGTTCTCAGTAGTAAAATCATCTGGAGCAAGAAGATATTTCTCATCCTGAGTGGCATTCATCTTCCTCAATCCAGTCTGCTCTCTTGAACCATCCAAAGAGACCATTTGTTTGACAGCCTGATATTCATTCTTTGCTGACCGCTCAGTAAGATTGCCTTCATCCTGCTGATAATAGGTCAGCGTATCGCCACCATGCGTAGTGTCTTTAATCGTGCCTGACACGGCCTTGTTGTCAATCTTTGCGTTGTCTTTTAACGTACCGTTCGGGGAACGTCTGGAAACAACAGTGCCACGTGGAAACTTGACAACAGCCTTACTGATCAACTCCTTATAAGAATTGGTGATTTCAATGCTCTCACACTCACGAATGGTCATACACGAATCATCTGAATCGTGAGGAGTGAACCAATTGGGCGCGGTAGCATGCCACGTTCTGATACGACATACCAATATAGCCAACTTATCATCAGAGGGACTATGATATTTATAATTGGCTGCCGTAGCATTATAAGGCTGCAACACGATCGTGGGACGCTTATCATGTACACTTCCTTCCATAGCTAAGATTATAACTTATTCAACATTCCAGTAGCCAAAGCCGTGCCCTGCGTGGCCATATCTTCCATAGAACTGACAGCACCAATGGCAGTGTTCTTAAGCATGTCAACCCAACCGCCTTTCTTACTGGGAGAAGCCACACTGCGATCGAGGTCATGCACCTGAATAGCATCTTCTGTGACATTAGCCTCTTCATCCGGCTGGATGCCTACACACTCAAACGAATAGTCTTGCACGGATTTACTGCCTTCCTGAGTAGGCATGTTGAAACCAGTAATGACAACATATTTAATGCCCCATTGGTCAAAAATGACATTGTTTACTTCTACAATACCACGATAACGCATGATCTCACGAAACTTCTGAACTTCCTCATTAGGATAACAATCGGGTAGGGAAGAGGTAATATGCCCAGTAACAGAAAATTTGACATCACCATTACTGACCAATTCTTTACGACTGTAGTCTCGTCCAGCTACTTGAGTCAACACGACATTCTTATCCGATGATACATTGACCAAGCCAACGGTATCATACCACACAAGCCAATTATTTGTAACAGTTCTTTTCCCATTCGTACCGTCGGGCAAAGCATCTCCACAATAAGTCAAAGCACTGTGACTGATAGCTGGTGTTATAGGAATGGCTAACATAACTGATTCATAGCACACATTTCCATAATCGTCGTAGGCACTGACATCATGCAGCTGACCATACTTGCTCTGCTCTTCTCTTGCCTTTTCAGCAGCAGATTCAGCCCAAGTTGCTCCACGGACACCATTCTTCGATTTGTTACCGCCAATCAACTTACGTAAGGCATCAGCTCCTTTATGGATAAGACTGTCCACTTCATCTTTAGCAATACCGGCAGCTATCTGAGCAGCTTTTCTTGCTATGACATTAATAACTTTACCACCAGCACTGGACATGTAATAAAATTTTACATCTCCACTGCTCGCGCCCCCCAGCTTACTTTCAAGTGTACCAACACCTGCTCCAATAGCAGTTCCGATACCGATTCCAGCTGCTCTTGTGAAAATCAGACTCATATACTTTTCTTTTTAATATAATAGTCTTCCAAGTGAAAAATACAAAAATGTTAATTAGAACTAAAACATGGCATAAAAATTTGGAACATAACAGATAAATGTGTAACTTTGTAGCACATGATGGCACAACGTATCCCTCTCGGAGTGTCCATTCTGAATTCTCTTCGCCGAAAGGCACAAACATATAGAGAAACCGCATTCAGGACAGCCGACAATTGAGAGGGAACTTGTCAGCGCTGAATGTGGTTTTTATTTTTCCCCTTATGAAAAGTCCTTGATGAGCATTACGACTGCTTGGGTTGGGCGAATCATTGTAAAGCTGAAAGTCATGGATCATATTCTTTGGTGCATAATAAGCACCCGGAAAAAGCAACGACGTTGACAAATAGGTAAAGCAGTCATGGACGAAAAATCCTGGTGGGATTACGGATCTTAACAAGTGTACGAGCCAGATAAGGTGTAGAAGCCAAGGCTACGACACGCAACGCAGGACACCCACAACCGCAGAAATGCGCTTTAAGGTAGTTGCCGGTAATGAGCACATAAGACACTCAACTACGTCCGAGAGCTTAGGGGATCCAGACATGAGCAGCTAATGGCTCACGCCACTCAAAGCGATACAGCTTGGCGTGAGGTGAGGCAGGTGGTCTGGCGGAATCAACTTTCCGATGCCTCACTAACTCTGGTGAGTTTGACAAACAGAGTCGATGATCGTAGCGATCATACTGGAAGCAGGCCTGTCACATGGTTGATGGGCAGTATCGCGGGGAAGTCTTCTATGGAGATTATGCCCAAAGAGCTTAACCTACTCAGGATAACACCTGGGTAGGGCTAATTGGCTCAGAAAGCATCGCCTGGAAGTTCCTATCTTTCCCCAGCTTTCTGTCAAGACATAATTAGATGTTCTCTAACATACATAAGACAACAATACTGAATACATTAACAAAAGTCTATACAATGAAGATGAAACATTCCTCAGTTAAGTCAGAAGTGTAGCAAATTTCGCTTGAAACTTCTCAGATGAATAACTATACCAAAAATAGAAAACAATCAAAATTTAAGCGTTTTGTCGAAGCCTTATCATAATAAGCAGATGTCATCAAAGAACAATGACAAAAAACTGACTCCTCAGCAAATGTCCGAGGAGATTAAACGTATAATCTCCTTCAAAAGAGGCTATAAATGGTTATTGTTACTTGCTCGTAGACACAAATACAAGATCAAAAAAGTAAGTCAACTTCCAATTGATACTTGGATCGAGATTACGCATAAGGAATGTATGAAAAGGCGGAAAGAGGCAATACATGCCTTCGGCAACAACCATGTCAACAAAAACGACATACATACATCTCCTAAATCAAAAGGACATACCCCTCATTATAAATCAACAGGACATCCCGTTCCTTATAATGACTTCATAAGAATAATCTATACACCAATGGGCGGACAGCCAAAACGTTATTAAAAACTATGGCAGCTATAAAATCTATAGCATCTATAAGATCTATGGCATCTATGAAAACTATAGCATCTATAAAATCTATAGCATCTATAATCAACATTATCTAAATTAATCATCATCACAATGGAAAAGAAAAAATCAAAAGTAGCATGGTATATTTATGGTGCCATTACAATTACTGTATCTTTGTTCATAATTGTTTATTTTGTTTATAATGCAGTGAAAAATTCAGACCCCATATACTTATCCAAAGAGTGCGTCCAGAATTTTATCAAATATTCTATCAATTACAATGACAGTGCTGAGATATATTATCCCGACTATTTCTTCCGTGGTGGTAATATTGAAACAGTCTCAGATTACGATACGATGGGTAACATGACAATAACCAAAGTTAAGTTGACATATAAATCGCCAAAAGTAGATACATGCCTTGTCAGTGCCAGCAATCTGGTTAAAATCAACGGAAAGTTAATAAGCCATCCAGTGACTTTTACGGTAGTCGTTAAGACTACATCAGATACAAAAGCCGTTATCTATAGTAGCCGTGGACTTATAAAACTTCCGGCAGAGACTGTGAAAATACTTAATAAATCTGGATTCAATACAAATATTATGTCTGATGATGACATTGCAGGAGAGATGAAAGATATTAAGTTGTTTATGTCATACGTGAAGCAAAATGGTATCACTGAATTCACCGGCAATGAATGGACTGAATTTTTGAAAGCTTTATGCGATTATCAAAATCAACAAGGACAAGGCAGACCAACTGTTTGGATGGGTGAAATCTAAAACTATATAGGGGGTGGTAATATTTTTACCATCCCCAATCAATAAAGAAAAGTTCCTTTAGTTCAATCCTTGTTGAATTACCGTCCCAGCTGTATTCAAGGCTGATGAAGCCAACATAGAGATTGCCTCTCCAAGTTTGTTTTCTATCATTTCTATTATCTCTTTCTCATCAGCATTCTTAGCAATCATAGTACGATCAAATCTGCAAAGACTATCTATAGTAATATTGACCTGCGTAGGACGTGCAGCACCTCTGTCATAAGTAGAAGCATAATCTTTCTGATTGTTACCATTTCCAGCACCAGAGCCTCCGCCTGTTCCAGAGCCACCACCAGTTCCGCCAGTGCCTCCATTGCCAGTCGCTTTACCACCTTTACCGCTACCACCTTTAGGTGTTACAGCATTGTTAGCTGATGACGCTAAAGCTTTTGCTTGCGCTTGTTGCCTCTTCAAATTTGCTACAATCGGATCAACAGCTGCATCAGCAGTGTTTTTACGAATCCTCACACGCTCCTTAGCAGCCTTGTTATTTTTTCCAGAAGACACATAAGTTGCATATTGATGGCGATTCATTCCATTCCATGTAGCTCTTCCATTGCCTTTTCCTATATTTTTATCAAAATAAGCAGCAGCTTCCCCATAAGAAATAGACCTGTTTTTGATTTGGTCATAAACATACTTACGTGCGTCTTTATAATACTTACCAATAAAGCCATTGCTCGCAAGGTAGCTATATACATTAGCAACCATCTTCGCAAAATTAACAATAGTACCCTTGAAGCCAGCAACTTTCTGACGTATCTGAGCGAGAATGTTGTTAAAATCAAACTTACCATTAGGCAGTGTGTTCATAGTTATATGGACAGTTTTCGTGGCAGTCTGAAGTTCAAATGTCATACCACCAAGCAAACGCCTGATAGCACTTGTCCATTTACTCGTAAACGCTGGAATACCCTTACGAAGTGCTGCTTGAGCGTCATAATAGCCACTCAATGTTCCTGCATCTCCCTTCAGTTCAGCTTGAAGTACATTCAATGCACTCTTTTGATACTGGATGAAACGCTTAGGATTTGACCGTCTAATCTCACCAAACGAATAATTGTCTGCATTTAATGCGCCTTTCGTGTTAATAGCTGAATTGATGATCTTCTCAGCTTTTTTCTGGAAAGAAGCATAATTAATTTGTCCAGCAATATATTTCTTACGGAGAGCTATGATCTCATTTTGGGCTTTAATAGTCTCAGGAGCATTAGCACCTTTAACAATAAGATTATTACGCTCACGATTAGCGGCAGCATCAGTGTTTTCTTTCTCACGCACATCTTTTTCACCGCCAAACAAATGATACCATAATGTAAATGCACCGCCTCTGGATGAAAGATCGTCTACACTGTTATATGTAGATTTTGGCTTCATATTGCGATATTTCTCCAAGCCATTGCTAAAGCCGAATATATTGTTTTGGAAAATTTTATCAACTTGAGTCTGAGCCTTATTAGCTTTTTCCCAATTAATGTCTTTAATGGCTACTAACTTTGCTTTGCGAGAACTTCCTCCAGCGATTGTGCTACCATTATCATCAATTGAACCACCTTGGAAATTAGGCAGATTATTCCTTCCAGTGATGTTGTCAAGGTGTTGCTTCTGCTTTCTGGCATTATTGATTATTGTCTTTCCGTAGTCATTGGCGTTATTAATGGTTTGCTCTTTCCATTTCTTGACTTTATTGTAGAAATAAACGCCTGCGGCAGTAAGGCCAACCAATGCAGTAGTGGCTAATCCTATTGGACTGACAAGGAAACCAATAGCGGTAGACAACCCTCTGAGTAGAGTAAATGCAAAATTCTTAATCAGTGAACCGGCGGACGTAAACATCCGTTTAATCCCATTGATAAAACCAACAGAGCCAGCATTGAAACCTCTTTCAAGACTTCCTTTGAATGCAGCACTCCAGCCAATCTTAGCGAAATTCTTATTTCCGCTCATCACTAATCGCTTAGCGAAACTGGAATCTCTAAGTGCTTTACTCTTGAAATCAGGCATGACAGATGCTACCAATGCTGTGTCTCCAGCCATATTAGCATATCTGGCCATCAATTCAACATTGGCAAGCTGAGCAGGTCGTCTCATAGAACGCATCAAAGCAAAACGTTTACTTTGCATCTCCGCCATCTTAGCACGCTCAGCATTGATAATGCTTTGTTGACGCTCAACACTTTCTTGTGCTCTCCGTGCAGCAGCTTGACGTGCTTCTATATTGGTAGCTGCAAACATGCTGCGTTCCTTCATCCATTGTCTACTATCTACATAACTCTTCTTCCACTCAGCAGGATTTTCATCTTTGTTTATGCCAAACTGAGCCATAGGAGCATACCATAATGGAGAGACGGCAGTACGCTCACCATGATACATAACCGAATTTCTCAAACGGTCACGTGCCACTTCATAACGCCATTTCTTATCTTTTGCAGCCAAAAGTTCAGCAGTAGGAGTAGTTGCTTGTGCCCCCATCATGGCAAACATAGCTCGTTCTCCTTCTGTATAACGACCGCCATTATTTGAATATGCAATAGCCCCACCAGTTGATAATGCTCCTACACCAAGTAGAGAACTTACTCCAGCTCCGCCTCCTATTCTTTTTACACCGGGTATCATGGTAAGTAGCGTTCTGAGCGTTCCTACCATCTGCACGAAAGGAGTAAAGAGATAACCTATCTGGGTAAAGATCATTTGGGCTTTTAACAAGCTATTGATAAAGTTCGGAAACATGGTATATCCCTTAACCCAAATCTTGACAAAGCCAAGCATGGTCTTACCCAAATATTCCACCAAGTCTACAATCTTACTTAATCCCTCTATAGTTTGTGGACTGGAAATGAACTTAGTAAGCCGTTTCAGTAAGTCTGCCCACTGTTTTTGCCTACCTTCAACAGCTTGTAAAATTCCCTCTCCAAAAGCTGACTGAACTTGATACATAAGGCCGGAAAGGGTCATCTTCTTCTGGTCGGCAATATGTCCTGACACATCAGTACCCATAGCCTCTCGGTTAGCTTCTATCAGACCTTTTTTACCAGTAGCAGGATTACCAACAAGGTCATAGATATGGGTAGCCAATGCTGCTGCACCAGGCTGGGCAGTGATACGGAACATCTTACCAACTGCATCAGCCATCTGATCACGGGGAACCTTAGCTGCCAACTCTTTAAGAATATCTACCATCTGCAATGGCTGACCATTCTTGTCACGAGTATAGATACCGTACTTCTGCAATGTTTCACGCTGGTTCTTGTTGGGCTGCATCAAGTTCTGATACATCATACGAATGGTTGTACCAGCTGACGATGCTTGAATACCTGAGTTACCAAGCACACCAAACATGGCCATTGTGTCTGAGAAGGTCTTCATAAAGTCCTTGCCACCATACAAGTGAGCGATACCACCAGCGTATTTGGCACTCTCAGCAAGCATCATCATGTCGGTATTTGACCTTGTGAACGTAGAGGTCATAATATCGGCAATAGTACGCATCTGACTGGACTTCAAACCAAACGTAGTCATCACATTGGTAAGCTTGTCAGCAGTAGTAGCAAGGTCTGTGTCACCGATCAAGGCTACATCGGCAACTGGACGGATAGCATTGGAAATATCCCTTGTGTTCAATCCAGCCATAGCCATAAAGCGTGCAGCACCAGCAACCTGAGGAGCAGTGAACTTAGTTTCCTTACCGACATTTCTTACAATACGTTGCATATTGTTGAATGCACCGATATTGTAATGGTCATCTGAGGTCTGCAAAATGGCTTGGACTGTCTTCATGGTGTTCTGATAGTCAATAGCCTGATGCAGGCCACTGCCAATAGCGCCCATGAAACTACCAACGGCCATCATGCTACCCATGTCTTTCATCATGCTAAGGGCTGCAGGAGTCGTCGCGCCAAATGATGTATTACCAGTGAACGGATAAGCCCAAGCACGAAGTCTGGTATAATAGTCGGCATTGGATCCTTTGCCATATATCTTACTACCACCCCCAGCAACAAACTCATTGACCCGTCTCTGTACTGGTGTAACAACGGCAGGCTCTTCTGAAGCCGCCATCTTAGCCATTCTGTTCTGGGTCTGTAAAGCAGCATTTTTATTGAGGTTGTTAACGGCACGCTGCAACCGCTCAATAGTGGTGGTAAGACCTTCTATAGCTTTACCTGAATTAAGCTCTGTCTTTATGACAATAGGCTTTTTGTTGGCTATTTCTTGAAGTCTTAATAATACTTTATTAAGACTGGATGAAGCTCCTTTAGAAGTAAGTTTAAGTGGTATCTCAGTCTTGATATTCTTTATAGAATCCCTTACTTTTTTGGCTATGCCATTTGTATTAACCTTAAGCTTGACTTCAATTGCAGCTTTGCCCTTGATATTCTTAATAAGAGTATTAAAACGCTTAGCGGCAGTTGTCGAGTTAAACTTAACGTTGACTGGAATGTCATATTTTTTATCCTTTGGAATAAGCTTGTTAATACTTGCTTTAGAAATTCCAATAGCCTTAAGTTTGACATTAACAGGAACATCATACTTCTGCTTATTTGACAATAGTTTATTGATGTCTGTCTTTGGATTAGCCAGCTTTGTAGATATAACAACTGGATAACTCTCAGCATATCGTTGCAGCTCATGTAAGGTGAGACTCAGATTAAACTTAGCCTCACTTCCATTGAACACGCTACGAGCAATGACTGGCAGTTCATTTGCATATTTCTGTAAGCGATGAATGAGAACGCTTAAGTCAAACTGAGCTTGTGAACCATTGAAAATACTACGAACGATGATCGGCTTCTCATTAGCGTATTTTTGAAGTCTGGAATATTCCTCAGATATGTTCTTGGTTATCTTACCTAAACTTTCACCGCCCTTAGTCTTCTTAGGAACATTCTTAAGTCCCTCAGCGCTCTTAGTAGCGTTGACTGGAATGACATCTACTTTGATTGGAGCAGGCTTAATGGACTTGACGATCTCATTGACTTTCGTCTGCAATGATCCACCATCGCTCACAGAGAATTTAAGCGGAATAGTAGGCATTGTCTTTTGGACCTCAGCAATTTGATCCTGAATACGTTGAATCAGAGTAGGCTCACTGGATTTGACCTGCTTCTTACTTCTGTTTTTACCTTGATTAATAATACTGTTGGCTTCGTCGGCAGCTCTTCTTCCTTCCTCAGAAATTTTCCCAGTAGCCTCATCAATAGCCTTTCGGGGATTGATACCAGTACCTCCAAAAGTGATAGGAATGGTCACGGCATTATCACGAACCAGATGCAGCAAGTCGTTAATCTTTGCTATAGCTGGAGCCGTATTAATATCAGCCGTAAATTTGAACTGACTTTTCAGCTTGTTTACTGTCTCTAATAAATTATTGAGAGCGGCAGTGCGCTTATTAATTTCTTCTACTGAGGTGGTAGCTTCAACTGTTTTAGCGGCAGATTTCCCCGTTGAAGCTGCAATGGCTGGTGAAGATTTACCACCCCCACTTTCAGCTTCTTTTCTGGCGTTGATAAGATTTTTGTTAGCCTTTTCAATAGCTTCATCAACCTCTTTTTTCTGTTTGAGCAAGGATGTGAACTCTTCCTTTGCCTTAGTAGCGTTTTGGAAAAGTGGCTCCCAATCGCCCTTTGTTTGTGCGCTATAAAGAGTCGGGTCTTTAGATACAAGACCAAATTGCGGAGACAGTTTCCCAGCCTTGCTGTTAAATGCACCTACTGCTTTTGCATATTCTGCTTTAGCATTGGCATATCGCTTATTGATGTCCTCTCTCTTAGCTATAAGCGATTCTTGTTCCTGCTCTAACTTCTTAAGAGCATCTGTCTCTGTCTTAACCTGACTGGCAATGCCTGATGTAGTAGTACCTAAAACAGGCTTCGAAGCAGCTTTCTTAAACTCATTAAAGCTCTTAGTAAGATCATCATATTGCTTCTTAAGGTCGTTAAAAGCTTTTGAACCACCTTCTTTGGGGATAAGGTCTTGAAGAGGCTTGGAGAATGTTCCTTTAAGCTCTGTTGCCTTATTTCTTGCGATAGTGATAAGACTGTCCAATGACTTCTTCCACTCAGTTTCATTAAACTGAGGTTTAAGAGCCATCAAATTCTTAAGACTATCATTCTCATTAATCTTTGCAACTTGCTGACTGAAATTTCCTATTCCAGTAAGCATGCTGTTAATTGGTGCAACTGAATTTTTAGCTGCCCTCGCCATCTTCTCAAAGACAGCAGAAGCTGCATCATTAGCCGCAATCTGATACTCTACCCTGTAAATTTTGGTATCTGCCATAATGTATTTTTAATATTGATATTAGAAGTTTATGCTATCTTTCTCATTGATCACATTACTATAATTGACTGGCTGAACGCTGAGAGTCATACTTATCTCATCAGTGTTCAAAATATCATAACTATTCCCAAACGATACGGATCTGCCAGCCAACTGGGATTGATGATCTACATTCACCATAGCCGTATCAAGCATAGATATGACAGCTTGTGTAAGAATAGTGTTGGAGGTTGCTGAAAGCATTCCTGTAGATGGATCAATCTCTAAATTACCATTAATATATGGTAACAAGGCGCTTTGAACAGCTCTTCTTACCTTATGCATAATACGATTATTGGAAAGACTATAATAGTCTCCTTTACTGAATGTAGGGTCGCCGGCAAAAAACACTTCTGCTTCTTTCCCGTTATATTCAGTGGGCACGATATAACCTTTGCTCGCAGCATAGTTCTTAGCATAATTCATGCTCTTAACACTGATAGCCCCCTCACCGAACCATACCTCAGCTTTATCAAACTGGTCATTCTTATTGAGGTTGAACTTAGCAACGTAGCCAATGCTTTCCTCAGCATAAGCCAAGCAACAACAAGCCATAAGAATGCCTAAACAGCCTACTGGAGCATGGTTTGGATTCTTCAATTGCATAGTGTGTACCTCATCCGTACCATCTTGCACTAAGCATACTGACAGCTTTGGCATATTGAGTGTTAAGCCGTTTGGAACATTGAACAATGTCAGCCCTGCATTTTTGAAGTAAGTATTGGGGCAAAGTAAAACACTGGCTGGAGAAATATGAGTGCTGCTTGCTTGCTGCCCTCCAATCTTGCCAGTTAACAGCTCTGCGGCTATCTCAACATTGGAGCATAGATCAGAAAATACCATGGCCTTTCCATTAACTATAGTCCATAATGGTTGGGCTGTCCATACGCCAATCTGGAACATTTTGCCATTGGCCTGCGACTGCATTTCTTCAATGGCATCGAAATTCTTACTACAGTCTGCAAACTTAATGTATAGTGGCGTGTCTTTGCCTACATAATCATAGAATGCTTTGACATGATAATAAGGAACACCATTCATAAAATCATTCTTCCACAAACCACAATTCTCAGCTTCTTCCATGTTGTGAACGCATTGTGTCTCACCATTGCCAAAGAATTGTCTGACAGCATAATAATCTTCAAATGGTTTGTTGAATCCCGATAAATCGAACAACATACCACATACGCTCTCATCCATTGGGAGCAGGAAGTTGACGTTTTGTGGACTGAAAGTATTAGTGGTAATGTAACCTAATCCTACTTGTGACATATTTTTGACTTTTTATTTATAATAGTAAAAAATAAGGGATTGCATGGTTTCCCATACAATCCCCTATAAGCATGCTTATTTACCGCCTAACAGACTTAGACTGTTCGCTTGCTGAACCATCAGCATCTGGGAGTGTACCCAGTAGGCGTTTTCACTCCAAAAGACAAATTCATCATCTGAAATGTCGCCATTCTTCCAGTCTAACCAAGGATAATAGTAAGCGGTAAGCGCTAAGCGTTGTCTGTAATAATCCTCTTTACCGACATGACAACGCTCTATTTTTTTACCAGCTCCGTATTACGTGTATCAATGACGTGGCCAAGCTGCTGCATAGTGCCGTACAAGAAAATATCCTGATCGTCAACAAGCTCACGATTGCCATCAAGGAAAATCTGAGTAGCCAACATCTGATTGGCCTGCACTGCGTCCTTCTGGATAAAGCTCATGTACTGAGAGAACTCCATAAGATTGGGACGACGGAAATAGCCAATGTAATAAGGAAGCTCACCTACCTCAGTATCGCCCTGCACTACGATAACGAACACTCGCTTGACTTTCTTCTCAGCCTTAAGAGAAGCAATCTTCTGAGAAATAGCAGCACGGACATCATCAGAAAGCTCAACACCATCTGACTGAATTTCTGCATTGTCATTAGCGAGTGTCTTAGAAGCATTATCAGCTTCTGAGAGGTTTGAGAAATTTATACCGCCAGTCGTAGGCTTACTTGCGTTCTGCTCTGGCTGTACGCCGTTTGTCGGATTCAAAACTTGTTCCATTGTAATAATTCTATTTGTTGTTTGTTATGAAGTATTATATTGTTCTTTAATATAATAGTACATTCACGAAAAAAGGTACTCCCATATAGGAAGTACCCCTCAAACTTATCAAAAAAGTATGATCGAGACAAACAACAAATCGTTGCTTAATGAGAGAAAAGCTCGAAGCTCCACTGGTTCGCAGAAAGAGCCTGAGATTTCGGTGTATAAATACGGAACGGGTTGAGGTCAAACTCCTGAGGAAGTGACGTATCATCCTGCTTGGCATTCATACCATCCTTTGTCAGCAAGCATCCAGCCAAAGTAACAGTCTCTTTGGTTACATCCTGAGCAAGGTCATTAACCCAGCTGACGATAAGGTTAAACTCGCCCAAGCCAAGAAGTGTTCCGTTGCTCGACTTATCACGGAGCATGACCTGTGTACCATAAGGAAGCGTAATACTTGCCTCATAGGTCACATTACCGAAACCACGCTTGCGTTGCTGACCGCCGAGACCATAGATCTTGTCAACCTTACGGTTGGCATTCCAAGAAATAGCAGTACAATCTACGAACAAAGGTGCAGACTCACTCTCGCCGGCAAGGTTGGTCTGCAACTGAATCATAGACCAACTATAATCGACATTATTAATTTTTGTCGCCATATTATTGTTCTTTATTGATTAAACATGTTTATGACTGAGAGGCAATCGTGGACGTGAAGCCCTCCGTGACAAAGATTGCGGACGTGAGACCACGAGGAACGAGTGAGTAGCTGATATGGAACTCATCATTCTCCAAAATCTTCTGGGCAGGATCAATCTCACAAACACGGCCACTGATCTGAGGTTTAGTCGTGCCAGGCTCTACCATATTGGTGTCGAGTGCGTCATAAACAACATTGCGGTAAGCAGTGATGGCAGAGGCAGAGATATAACCAGTAGTGGTATCTACCTCAACATCATTGTTTACATAAGGCAACAGTGCCTGACGAACCACTCGACGGCTCTTATGCATCACTCGGCAACGGGCAATGGTACGATAGTCACCATCAGTAAGGGTCTGATCAGAAGAGAAGAAAATGCTGTTCTCCAAGCCATCGTAGTTGGTCAGGAAAATGTAACCCTTCTGATGGAGATACTGATTACGCTTAAGATAACCAATCGTCTTGATATTGTTGAAGCTCACGCCGTCAGCCCACTTCTTTTCATTCTGAGTAAGGTTGCCAAAACCAAGCTCTGCCTCTGTCATAGCGGCCGAAAGGTTGAAGCTTGCAACATGGGCAATGCTCTCATTAGCCGGAGCGATAGAGAGACATGCAAGAGCAGCCCCGATATTACCGACAATAGCGTATCCACCAGTGTCTGCTACATTATTGACAGCCAACTGAAGGGCATGTACCGTATCTGTAGCAGCCTGACCAATAAGTACAGAGACCTTAGGCGCATTCAGATTGCTAATATCTGGAAGAGCCTTATAGTCAATAACAGCCTGATTAGCAATAGGTGCATTCAGGAGAATATTGACTGGAGCATTGCCCTCATAGTTGGTTACGCCAATCTTACCACCAAGAACCTCTGCCTGAGATTCAAGCTTTGAAATAAGACTGTCATCAGCAACTTTAAGTGCCTTGGATCCCTCATCGAGAGTAGCGATAGGCTCACCAGTCCAGACACCAATCTGATAGATAATGCCGTTAGCCGCAAGCTGCATCTTTTCAATTGCTTCAAACTGAGTGTCCGTTGTAGAATCCATGAATGCAACGAAAAGGCGCACATCACCGCCCGTAAGCTTAAAGAACATGTTAAGGTGGTAAAGCGGAAGACCAGCCATTACCTTATCATCAATGCCAGCAGCATCAACGTCCTTAACAGTATTAAGCTCCACGACATTACCATTGGCAAAGTTCTTAGCGGCCGTACTGCCATCAGCAAAAGCTTTGGCAAATCCACCTACAATCTTAGTGTCAAAAATAAGACCACAAACGTTCTCAGTACTGATAAGAGAAGTACTCTGAATGCCTCCGTCTATGTCGGTGGTAAAAACACCACCCAATCTTGTTTTAGCCATTTGTATGGAGTTTTATTATTTATAATATTTGTTTTCGTATAGTGTCGCACCTTTGGTAAGGTATTCGGGCACCCCCTCCGGATGTACAAAGCCATTTGGAGTGACCCAAATCTTTTTATACTGAGGGTAAAGACGCATCAGCTTGTCAACCAACGACGGATTTTCTGAATGCTGAATCTCATCTACCAAAACGACTTTTTCTTTCTTTGTTTCCTTCTGTTCAGTTACCGTTTCAGTTGTCTGAGAATTTTTAGAACCAGCTTCATCTTTGGTGGCTTGCTGAGCGACATTTGTTTTTGTCCTTGCCATATTTTTTGATTTTAGTAGAGTAGGGAATAAACCCCTACTCTAATATGATTAAGCATTCGTGTAAGTAAACGGAATGTGCGCAACGATCTCAGAAGGCTTCACGATGTTGACGTCCATCTTAAGCAAGAGCTTGAAGAAGTAAAGCTCACTGTTGGCCTGAAGCTTATCAACAACAAGCACGTCCTCATCGTTAGCATAGTCAACACCCATCCAAAGGTTAGAATCACGACCCGTAGTGAATGCACCCATAAGGATAGTGTTCTCAGGAAATGCAGTCATCGGGATAATCTTCTTACCACGGAACATGTGCTCGTTCTCAGCACGGTTGTCGCTATACTTATAAGTCTTGTCAGAAAGGTATGCGTCATACTTATCCCATGTGGAGTAATCCATAAGAATCACAAGACCAGCCTTATTGCGAACCTTAGGCGGCATAGCCTTCCACATAGCATACAGCTCTGTCTCAACAGCCTTACCATCAGCAAATGCACCTGAACCAGCCATAATGACCTTACCACTCTTAGCATCCTCCGTGTCGGCAGCAGCTGAGGCGTTGATAAGCATACGCTCAAGAGCGCCGTTGAAGTACTTCATCGGGCCGGCGGTAACATTAGCACCGAGAACAACGTCCTTAGCGCCATCGGCAGCAGTCGTCTTGCCCTTATCAGCAGGAAGTGCAGAACACCAGATTGCATGGTTGATATACTCACTCTTCTCTTCAAGAAGCAGACGAATCATAGTAGCCTGAACCATAGGATTCAGCTCACGGAACACGAGATTTCCAGTAGGCTGGAATGGACGATAATACTTTTCAAAGTCGCGAGGATTGAACTCGATATAGACCATGAAGTCGTTAGGCTCCAGATAACGCTCAGCAAACTTATACTCGCCCTGACTTGAATCGGGAGTGGCCTTATGATCCTGAATGATGTTGGAAAGCCCGATCTGAGGAAGTGTGTACTTTTTCTGAATACCCGGCTTAATATGAATAAGACCGTTCTGATAGGTCTCATTCTCCTCTGAAATGTAGGTCAGAAGATCCTCAAGAACCTCACCAGTGTAATTGGTCTGACCAGCTCCAAAACTAAATGATGCCATATTGTAAATTGTTTAATTTGTCAATTAATATTGTATTATTACAGCTCGTCGAATGTGTGGAATTTGAATTTGTTGCCGACAACCTTGTTGACTTTCTCTTCCATCTTCTCCTCCTCAGTCTTAAGAGCGTCCTTAGCTTTCTCATTATCGTCATGGGCGATCTCCTTGCTCAGCTCCTTACGACCTGGGATAGAATCAAGTACTTTCTTGGTCAGGTCAAAATTATTCTTGGCCTGCTCACGCCATGTCTCACGATCTGCTTTATCAATCTTGCAAAGAGCAATGGCATTGTCAACAAGCGCATCAATACGCTGCTCTTGTGCCTTAGCCTCTGCATCCTGATAATCTTTCAGTTTGTCATTGGCGGTCTTAAGATCTGCGGTAAGATTGGCCACTGAAGCCTTACTGCCAGCAAGCTCTGTCTTAAGAGTGTCACGCTCTTTTGTCATAGAGTCGAGAGAATTTTTCAGCTTATCAACCATCTCTGCTTTCGCTTTAAGATCAGTAATCTTTGCCGAAACATTCTCTACATTTGCATTCTTGATACCAAGAAGAGCTGCAAATACTGTGATTTCGTTCTCGTTCATTTGATTCTGAATTAAGTGTTTATTATCTTGTTTATTCTCAACTTTGTCTACTTGTCCCCCAACTGGGGTGTCTGTTGTTGGGATTATAGCAATGCTGTTCATTACATTGCGGATTTTAGCCAAGTCAAAACCGTCCTTTACGACAGCAGCTACTTTGTCACGGATAGCCTGCGGAGTCTCAATAACATGGCTTTGACTGATAAAACCTCTCTCTACAGCCTGAGAGGCGGTAAGAAACGTCATATCATTATCACCCTCGCCATCCATCAACGCCTTAACTTGATCCTCATCCATGTTGAAACGTTTCTGATAAATGATACTAAGCTGCTGCTTGAAAGCCTCCGTCATCTGATTGTATTTGTTATCAGGATCTGTGGTATCATAAAAAGGATTATGGATCATAAGGAGAGCATAGTCTTTCATATACACCTCACTGCCAGCAGCCCAGATAATAGACCCCATAGATGCAGCTAATCCATCATCATAGCAAGCTGTCGGAATCTTGCAATCAAGAATCCTACTGAAGACACTGATACCGTCTACGATACTACCACCGCAAGAATTGATATGAATGTTTATCTTAGAAACATTACTCTTTATGAGATAATTGAAGTCATAGATAAAATTGTCAGCGTTCCATCCATCTACGTCTGTGTAAAAATAGATGTCAGCAGGTTTTCCAGCTTCTACCGCTCCTTTAATGTACTTGAGCTTCTTGTCCATTTTGTGTCTTTTTATAATTAATAGTCAAAAATATTTTTTACAATTTTAGTATTTGATGTAACTGGTTGAAAATTAATAAATTAACAATTAATGTCATTTATTTTCATCATCTTCCCCAGTGTTTTGCTTGGGAATGTAATTGGTATAGTCTGTATGAACGTCATAGGTGTCTTCTTGATGGCTAAGATTATTATGACCGAACAAGTTATTTTTAGGATCAGTCTGGTCTTGGTCGGCATGGTTGGTGAATGGAGCAATGACAATTCTACGATTAACTTTGTTCCTTGTTATCCAGATATTTGTGGTGGTAAACTTAATATTATAAGTCATCCAACAGGGTTGCAGACTATAATCAAAGCTTTCCATTGGATCGACATATTGAAGAACACAACGCTCATTAAGACATGGATAGTTATATTTCTGCTCTGTAATGGTTTGATGCACTCTCTCAGCTACATATTCGACATCCGTATCATGGTCTGGATCATGTGGAGCAAGCTGGTTAAGGATAAAGCGTATTCTGACATCAGCCATGCCCTCATTAAATCTTTGAGCAGTTACATTCCAATGTACATTAATAAGATGTACAAAGGCAGCTGGAAAGGCGATTCCCTCTTCCATATTGCCGACATTACGGCGTATGATACGCTCATACTGCCCATCATCTCGTTGTACTGTCTTGAAAATTTTAGGACTGTTCTCAACACCATATTGCCATGTCACCATTTTGAGCATGTCAATAAAAGCATGGATAACAGCAATAGCGCCATTTTCCTCTATCTGCTCAGGAACCTCGATAGATGTATCATTTACATCAGCATGCGGTTCTGTATTGCGTTTATTGTCGCTGACGACTTGTCCGTTTTTCTTATCTATAATCATAATCCAAAATATTAAACTTGTGCGAGGAACACAGAATCAAAAAGATACTGCGTCTGATATTGAAGAATGAACAAATTAATGTTCGATGAATGTCCCATGAACTGACGCTGGGTCACTGGAGTCCCATTGGCATACGTAAGACCGTCAGGGTTGTTGTGAATGCCTGCATATCTGGCTGTAGAAGACACAACCGCAGGTTTTAACCCAGCTCCGTCTTTTACTTTTAGGGTGTCTCTTAGATAACCAGTCTCAAGCATCAGACCTCCGGCACCTGGCCATGTGTTTTTGTATATTCGTTTAGCAATAGTCGATTTTGCGTTCTTCTTCCAAGGCTTACTGCCATCACTGTTGAAACGTCCCATATCAAATGAAGACTGGAATATGTTCAAGGCTCTATAAGCTAAAGCATTCTTCCAGTAATCAATAGATTTCTGTAAATTGTAGGCTGCTATCTTAAGCTGCATGGCAATCGTACTTAATGGGTCTTTTACGAATACAGTATTGAGTTTCCCATCTATCTTCTGAGTGCCAATCTGAACACTTTGTGGCTTTAATTTTACTGGCTGACCATTAGAAGGAGTGGCTATCCAGTTATTACTTGTTTTTATCTCTGTTCTATAGCCAGTATTAACTCTTGTTGTTCCTCTCATACCCCTGAATGATTCATTGAGAGAAACACGGCCTTTCATATTGTAGCCAGTACCGCTTACTCTGTTTATTTTAAGTGTAAGTCCGCTTTTTGTGGTTACTTTTGTCTTCAAGTTAGTGACCACACCAGTCTGTCGGTCTCTGACTGTTGTTCGGAAAAGACTCATAGGCCTATACATCTTGGCAAGTTTCACGCTCGATCCTTGATAGATGTTGCGCTCACTAACCTTAGGTGTATAAGTGCCACTCTTAGCATTCCAATTACCTCTTACATGATAGTTAAAAAGACTTTTTTCGTAAGTGGTAAGCTTGGCTTCATTACTGATGACTTTTCCTTTACGAAGCATAATACTTGGCTTTTATACGTTGAACACAATCATCAAGAAAATCTTTGTCAGACTTATCTACTTTGAAATAGTTGTGGGTTTCCCCAAAGATCCGTCCACATTTGGCGACACTCTCAGAAAAAGTATCATCTATCTGCTTAGGCTTAGTGGGAACTTTACCAACGACACGCTTAAAGTCTGCTTTATCCCATACCTGTGAAGGATCGACATTCTCAGCAGGAAGTAAGAAGCAACGACAATTCCATTCGATAGGCGGTATCATCCATGATGGAAATTCATCTCTTGGAGCGGTATAGCCTTGAAGTGCCATGTGCCAAGGACGAACTTTTGCGTCATTCATAGTCCAATAAGTAATCAGATCGTTTTTATCCATCCCAAGCCACCATGCAGCAATACCCATAGCATACATGATGTCAGCATTTTCTACACTGGAATACTGGTCATTGTACAGAGCATTAATGTCTGTATACTCGTCTATATCATCTGGATCATTATAGTCAATGTCATAATCAGAATCTTCTTTCTTATGTTTTTTATAAATTTTGTAAGTATCTTTTACTACATGGTATTCCTCACATACAGCAAAAGCTATAAGGTTTTCCACCATCGCAATAATGCGCTTACGTTTTTCATTTTGCTCTGGAGAAAGAATATCCTCATTGGTTTCTCTTAGCAATTGTAAGGCTTCTTCTTCATCCATGCCAAACCCATCACAGCCATACTGGATAGCAATATCAGCACGAAGTTCCATCAAAGCATATATAATGTCATCACGGTCATCGCTTTCAATATTTTTCAAGATATTTATAAACAAGGCAAGCAGCTGGTTATACTCCTGCTGATGTCTTGTCTTCTCATCATCACTCATCTCAGCCTTGGCGCTGGCAATGATTTGTTTGGAGAGGTAGCCGCCACGAACTACCTCCCCAACAGAAAATTTATCTTGTTTTTGACACCACGGGGATGACCGAATCGTTTTTCATACTCTTCATCGGACATGATATGGTGATCATTGTCAGAGCCATCTAATCCATCAGCATTATCATCATAAGAATATTGCATAAGGTTCATCTGCTTGCCTACATGAATACCCCATTCCATATCAATGATCTCTGGATCAACTTCATACTTGTCAGTGAGAACATCAAAGATTTTTATCTTGTCCTCATTAGACATGTCTACTTTGTTGTTGTACTTGAAAACGACATCGGGACTGAGATACCCCCAATATTTCAATACTGGAAGGATTTTCTCATTCATAACATTCTCAATATACTTGCGGTAATTCTTAACCCTTGCTCTGAAAATGTCTTCATGTGCCTTGGTAGAACCAACATAACTTTGAGTAGCGCCGGCCATACTTTCAGAACCTAACACAAGGTTGGAAACCTCTTTGTTGACGTATGCAATCAAACTGTCATATATTTTCTCAGAGTTTGACATGGTGAAGGCCTTGATGTCAATATCATCATCCTTGCCAGTGACAATAACTTTATTGGTAGCAGCACGAGCTATCTGAGAAGCCAAACGCTTTCTGGTTACATCATCCTCAGCAACAGTCTTACCTTGAATGATGGGTTGGCCATAGGTGTGGGCAAAGTTAACCCAATTGGCTAAGACGAACTTCTGAGCAAGAATCAATGGGGTAGTGGCAGCAAACAAACCAAAACCACCAGTATTGATGAGAATATAGTTATGCTTGAATTGAACATCATCTAAATCCCAGCCTGGAGACCAAATGCCTTGTCGTTGTACAACACGATTCTGGTCGGCTAAGACATTTCTACGCTCGATAATATTTACTTCTCTGAGGAGTCCAGTGTCAGGAGAAACGTCTGGAAGAATCTCAACAAGAGAATAACCAAAGAGTTTTGCATCTATAGCAGCTTGAATAAGCTTTTCAAACTCTAACCCTTGTGCCTTCTTACTTTCTTCCTCATCACGTTCAAACTTGCCATCAGCATTAATCCTACCAAGTGAATAGCGCTCACCAGTCAACTGCGAATTCAAAGTCTCACAACAACTTTGAAGCCTTGCATTCTGAATATAACAAGAATCATACAAATCAATAAGTTTGGAGCGATCATCCATAATAGTGCCGTCCCCAGTCTGGCTAACGGTGCTCTTATATCTGCAACGGCGCATCAGCTCATCAGTATAGTCTTGTATGGTCTTTTTTACAATGTTATAATATGCAATAAGTGCATCATCACTAAAAAAGTTGCCATGTGAGTTGCTTTCAGTTCTTTTACGCATAATGTTTATAAATACTTTTCTAATTAATAGTATTTTACGACATTATCGTAATCAATAATTGTACACTATTTTTACTTATTTATACTCATTATTATATAGATGAGACAATTGCTGAAAAGTTAAAGTGCATAAAATAACGAAGAAAAATAAGATGGTGTCTAACTTTTTTAATGCGCAATGACTATTAGTACACAAACGCAAAAGAACAAAGACAATGGATTATAAAACGAACAAAATCGACAAGTTAGTCAAATGTGACAAAATAATGGTTAGCGAATTTCCAACACTAAAGTACGGTGTCATTCCGGGCACAGAACTGGAAGTGTTCGATTCAACCAATTACTATTTGGAAAACGAACTGGAAGAGCTGGACTATAAAGTATTCCAGCGCATGAATAAGAGATACATTCAGGCTTTTATAGAAGCGGATGAACTCGATCCGTCTACGCTTTTTTATATAAACAAGGATGGACACATTCTAATGCATCACGAGCTTACATTCCTTTTTCTGTCTTTTGCAACGCCAATAATAGCAGCATACTTCAATGGGGTTATCGGTGAACTGATGGCAAATGGTTTTGTACTCTCTGACAGCTTTGTGTGCTCACTGGCATCAGAAAGAATCCCAACTGAGATCTTACAAGAAATTATTAAAGATAGAAGCCATGCCATTACCAAGTAAACCAGTCGCAATGTTTGGGAAAGACCTAAAACTTGTGGGTATTTTTCCATCAATATTCGGAGCGGCTAAAGCCACAAAGACATTACGTCAATCAATAATAAAATGTCTGAATGGAAGATGTCATGTAGCCAATAACGCTTATTGGAGGATTATCCCAGAAGATTATGTACTCGATCAGGATGATGTCGGAGTGCTTTCTCTGATAGATTTTGACAAGCAAGTAGGAAATCCTGATTCAGTGATCTACGTGACAAAGACAGTGAAAGTCACAAAAAGAATAAAGATTAAAAGAAGCGAATACAAAACAAACTCAAATAAGTAATTTAATCAAACAAAACAATTATGGACATTATCAAAGTAAAGGTTTTTAATGCAGGTGGACAACAACTTCCAAATTACAAAACGGAAGGCGATTCTGGAATGGATCTAAGAGCTGACATCCCAGCTCCAGTAGTCTTGCACCCAATGGAACGAAAACTGATACCATCTGGGATACATGTAGAACTTCCAGAGGGGTATGAAGTACAAGTAAGGTCACGAAGTGGACTTTCTTCCAAGAATGGAATAATGGTGGTAAATGGTGTTGGAACGGTAGACAATGGCTATCGTGGTGATATTGGGGCTTGCCTGATCAATCTTTCCAATGTCAACTTCACAATAAATCCAGGCGATCGGGTAGCTCAGATTGTGTTCATGCCAGTCTCACACGCTAAATGGGTAGAAGTGGAAAATATGTCTGGCCTCTCCAATACAGAACGAGGAGATGGTGGCTTTGGACACACTGGAAAAGAGTGACATATATAATGTACACGCGCACGCACGGGAGAAATCTCGTGCGTTTTTTAATAAATGTACAACAAATAAGTGAAACTACAAACCATTGAATACCATAGCCTTACAATGTTCTTAACATCGTTTAACTAAAAAACACGGCAAAATATTTGTCGCTATCAAGCCTTCTTCTTAACTTTGCAACCGAAACAAACAAAACATATCACTATGAGCTTGAAAGGAACATTGACAACGGCAGATTATCTCGATTACAACGAGTTCAAAAGACTTGTAGAATGTTTGGCTGCTGACAAACAATACAAGTGGGCATTCTATTGTATAATGTCATTCTGTCTCGGTCTGCGGTCTTCCGATGTACGCAAACTGAAATGGGGAGACATTCTGGACAAAAGAAGTGTCATTGTTACGGAAAAGAAAACTCAAAAGACAAAAGGCATTCCAATCGGTGAAAAAACAATGGAACATATAGATAAGATGTACCAGTTAGAACATAGGCCAAACCTTAGCACTTATGTTTTTGAGTCTGAAAAGGTGAAAGGCAAACCTGTGTCTATCCAGTATATCAATCGGCTTATGAAGATATGGAAAAAGAAATATAAACTGAATATAGAACATTTCAGCACGCACACATTTCGTAAGACTTTTGGAAGATACGTCTATGAAAAAAGAAACAGAAGTACTGAGGCTCTGATGGAGTTGAACCGTATCTTTAGACACGCAAATCTCCAGACTACAATGATCTATATTGGGATCACGGATGATAACATATATAAGGTGTTTAATTCTATAGACGTATGATCGTAGGAACGGAAAGACCAGACTATCATGTCCCAGAATACATTCTTAAACAAAAATACAAATGTAAAGAATGTGGAAAATCTGTATTCTACTTCAATCGAGACATTGAAAACTTTGAAGTCAGTCGATTGATGTGGAAAGAAAAGATATGCTGGGAATGTGCGTACTGGAAGCTGTTCTTGCTTGCTCCGCCAAAAAACGCTGAGATAATAGGAGACCTGTACTATCAGGTATATCCTTATACTGATCCGAAAACATTGAAAGCGGGACAATGGCTGGGCAGTAAAGAAACACATTATATACTCAGAAAAAATGGAGAATGTTATAGGACAAACGACATGTGGCTTATTGCCCAGATACCGCCAAAATATCAAGAAGAACTTAAACCAACTGCATGGTTTACAAACAAGCATACGTGGGAAAGTCTGGAACGATCTAAACACAGATGCAACGTCAAACGGTGCTTTGACAGATATAACTGCTATCGTTACAACTATCGCAATGAGTTCTATGACCCACAACCTGTAGTTCCATTCAGATGGCGCTTAGGAGATGAGCATTGTCCGGCATTCATTCCAACAAAGGATATAAAAGACTTTGACGCTTATACAAGTGTCAACGACATAAATGATGAACGCAGTTTACACCCTTAACATTAACTACGATGGGTAAACTAACGCAATGGTTCACTGAGAAGTACAAAATTGTTCCAACGTACACCAGTGACAGAAAGATTAACGGCTACATGCCATTGAAGAAAAGCTGGATAGGGTATTATGTCCCTATGATGATGCTACAAGACAATGGTGATGGAAGAATGAAACAAGTAGACGCTTGGTTTGACAACTACAACAATGCTCTACTGTTCCTAAAACATGAAACAAAAATAATTACAAATGAAGAAATATTTGGTACAAAATGTGATTGAAGCTGAGCCTATGCTTAAGACAGAAGCGGAAGCAAGGCTTGGACATGAGATAGAGGGAAACAAGAAAGAAGTGGAAGGGTTCCTCACTTGTGACCTCAATAAACTGAAATGGGGCTGGGTGTCTCAGAATCGTTTCAGAGGTGATCCGTTCGACACCCAGTCTGAACAACTGATGGTGTGCTATAAGCAACTTGAATATTGGCAAGAGTTCTTCCGCACTTACAACAAAATCAAAAGTAAGGAAAGTAACCTTCCGCAAGCTGAGCAGGCCAGAGTATACAAGGCTAACAGGCACATCAAACTTTTACTATCAACAATCAAAGAAATCATTAACATTAATCTTATACAGCGATGATAAACGAAAAGGACATTAAAGGATTCATTAATAAAGTAAACAACAAGGTGCGTACAGACATGCTGATCGTAGGCGTTGACGATAGCGGAGAGACAACTATAGTAACGAGTGGCGACATGGGGAAAGTTGCGTGTGCTCTCTATGAACATCTTTACGATACTGAGAATGCGGATATGGGCAACGACCTCCAGACTATGCTTGTCAATATTACCTATAATGCATTGTTGAATACAAACGACAAATTATCAGAAGTCTTGATTAACATGTTCTACAATGCGATGGAAGAGATTCGGAATAAAGCAAATGATGGAGGCAGCACTCCAAAAGAGAACAAAAACGCTCCAAACGAAAAGGCAAAGACTGTGCCTCTGTTTGGATCACAAGCACCTAAAGTAGACTAATATGGACTATAAACCATATAAAGAGTATGAGCTGCATGACATGTTTAAGGAGCCAAGGCGCATCGCCAAAAATCCCTATAAGCTTTATGCAGCTTATATGCTCAGTTGTATCTTCGAGCTGCATGAGCCGGAAGAAGATGATGATGACAATATGTTCGACCCTGAAACGACATGGGGGTGGACTATTGATAAAGACTTGTATGATAAAACATTTAAGAATGCCTATGAACAATTTTGTGACGCACTCGACTACGACTTGCAAATAGACGTTTGGGGACAAGGCTACTCGATACGCAATGGAAGAAAATTAGATAGAAAAGCGTTGTTGTCTGTGTTCAACTTCCCAGTCAAGGATGATAATGTCATTATCGAAAGAACAGGCATACTCAATATTGAACAAAGCCACGAACTAACGCTAAATGAGAAGTTTGTCCAGAATAAAATCTATCTGGAAAAAGTCATTCAAATGGCAGAGGATGATACAAACGATGGATGGGATAAGCTGACAGACATGGAAGTAACAATGTACATCTGGTATCTATGGTGCAAGAAGACAACAAGCCGTGACTATAACATCTTCCGCAAAGAATGTTCCAAAGACTTGTACACTTCCAAAGAAGATGACGAGTCGTGCTTCAATGATAAAGTTCAACTTACAAGGCAACCGACAACGCAATATCTCTTCTCAGCCTTGAAAGTCATAGACTGGAACAAAGCTCATCACCAGAAGTCTCCAATCGTTGTCTCTAATGACGAAATTTTCAATCAATTCTTGGCATAACAGGTTAGCCCAGCTTTACGGCTGGGCTTTCTTTATTGGTTTCTCAACAACTTTACCTCTTGTGCAAACTTATAGGCTTCTTGGCTATCTAAGAAATAATTGCCACATGAAAATCTCGCATCATCTAATTTACGACTTAGATCAAAGTCTGCTTTTATGGTAAACGTTTCTGATAGATACCAATACCTATGGTTCTTAGCAGCACGTTTACTGAGAACGTTATCAAAAGTATTCTTTTCAGCATTCCATACCAAACCAACAGAAGCAAGCAGACGATCAATCTTATCACTATCAGTTTTAGTAGCTTTGTCAAATTCTATGTTCTGACTTTCTACCATCTGCCTGAATTTGCATTTGTTATATTCTATAGTTACATAAAAGGCACACCCAGTTTCTGTAAAGCCTGCAAAAATTCCTAATCTTACCTTACGGCCATATCTCGCAACTACATAGTCTCCATCATCAGGAAGCCATATCTTTATACAACTGCATGTACTGAATGAGAAAGCATAGCCATTGTCTCGTAACAATTGCAAAAAAGAATGACTTGTATCTGCATCAGCTAATCTTACATCACTCAAACGTACAGACTTTTCTTTAATACATAGATTGTCATCTACATAAGCTGAAAGACATAACTCATCGTTTTGAATGTTTCCTACAATGCCTGTAAAGTTATTACCAATAACGACATCACCTATTCCTATACCATGTTCAAGCCAATCCATGAAAGTCTGAAAATTGCTCTCAGCAACTGGCTTAATGGATCTATGAATATTACCACCCCCAAAAGCGGATCTACACCATGTTAAAACCTTTTTCCAATCCGCATCACCAAAATGATGCTTTGAAAGATACTTAACGACTTGCTCTTGTCTCTTCATAAGCTGCTATAATCAATTATTTCTGCAAATATAAAGAAAATAATTGGTTGAAATGCGCAAAGATACCAAAATTTTAGCTATCTTTGCATCGTGGTTGTCATACAGCCGCTTTTACAATTGATGAAAGCAGTTCACATATAATCTTCTTCTTATGAGGAATAGAAAAGACAAACCACCAAAGATTAAAGTTACGGTAAACCCACGTAACGTACAACGCACAATTTCAGTCCCTAAAATCAAATATAAGGTTGTAGAAGATCCTGTACTGGAAACAGCGTTTACTGGAGATGTAACAGTTATTCCGACTATCTTATTGTTTTACCTCACTCCAGGCGAACTTAAAGTAATCTCTGTGATAATTCAGGACACAATGGAAAAAGCCAGATGTGAACTGACTGTTGATGAGATAGCACAAAGGGCTGGAATAACAAGCTGTACGGTAAGAATAATACTCAAAAGGCTTCTGAAAATGGAAGTAATCTCTGACACAAGAGACGGATGGAAGCATAACAGGGCATTGATGTTTAATAACATTCAAAAACTTGACAGACTCCTTGTAGACGAGAACAAAGCCATATACACAAGACTTAGAAAGGTTTGTAAAACAAAAAAGATCACAAGTATTACAAAGAAAGACACAGCACGCTGTTATGACAACATCATTTTACCATTAGACGATATTGAGGAAAATGAAGAATATAACTAACAAAGATAAGAATATCTGCTTTGAATGGGAAACGTACCATGATGATCATGACATAACTGTCGTGGCATTAGACGCAACACTTGAAGATTTCAAAGGACAACCAACCATGATAAACGGGAAGCCTGAGATCTACTTCAAGGAACGCACTGTTAAGGACTGCACTAACATAGACGGATGTGTATATTTTCATCTGGGGCATGTCAGTGATAGTATACTCGTAGACTTAATCGAAAAGTTCGACAATGTACGTAGAAAACTTATAAGTGCCAAAAAGTTCGGCAACAAAGGACGCTTCTTTATAAAGCAGGACGCAATTGTTATCGCTCATAGAAAAAACAAGAACCCATTATTATGACAATTAGACAATATTACGCAATGATGCAGCCAATCAATGACGAGACAAATGAGATTGGCGAATATAAAGCTGTAGACAGCATCGACTTCAGAAGTGAGGATGAAATAACATCAGCAAGTATTCTGATAGCTCACGTTGGAAACAAGCTTTATGCTTTTGGTTGGAGAATATCAGACTTCCCATTAGACAATATAGGACATGTCCCAACGGCTCATGCCATTACGAAGGGGAACATTCAAAAGCTGATATACGGAATGACAAAAGTGCTTCAAAGCAAATTGAAGCCATATAATTCAACAGCCATAAGAAAACTCCTGAAAGAAGCTGAAAAAGAAGCTGAAGAATTTTACACAAACAAAGACTTACCAGTAGAACATATCTTAATTTCTGAAACAAACAATGGAGACGACACAGATGATGACAAAGAGGGAAATGATAAATGCACACTGGAATTCATTTGAGAAGTATCCGCCAGCAGGAATGAACATCATGCTGCACATGGAAGCACATAAGCAACATTCAAATACAGTATTGCATGGATTCACTCAGATTCATAATTTCAACCCGGTAAACTTCTGCCCAAAAGACTACATCAAAGCTGACATAAAAGGAGTAGTATGGGGAGTAAGTTGGCTGCCGTTATCAAGCTTACAGAAAAATGTTTGAAAGAGAACCACGACTGATAGGAGACATCATGTCAGACTTGGGAAACAAGCCGACAACAAATGGTATAACAAACATTTTGGCTTTATATGCTCAGAGAAAAAGCAATAACATTAATAACAACAACTAAAAGACAAACAACATGAAATCAGTAACAGCAAAATGGTTTGAAGTAACAGTTAAGTATGAGAAAGTAGCTGAGAATGGAGCGATGAAAAACGTCTCAGAAAGCTATGCCGTAGATGCCTTATCATTCACAGAAGCGGAGGCAACAATCACAAAGGAGTTGAAAAACTATATCTCCGGCGACTTTGACATCACTGGGATGAAGATTGCTCAGTATTTAGAAGCGTTCTTCTCAGACAACGAGGAAGATGACCGCTATTATGCAGCTAAATTAGAGTTCATCACAACTACAGATAAAGGTAATGAGAAACGATCAGCAATGACTTATTTAATCCAGGCTAAGTCAATGGACAAAGCACTGGCATATATCAATGAGGTTATGAAGGGCACTACGATCGACTATGAATCCGTTGCTCTGAAAGAGACGAAGCTGATGGACGTGTTCAGGCACGAATAGTAAAACATTCAAATAACGTCAGAATATGGCCAAAAATCAATTATTCTGCAAGAAATGTATATGGGCTAAGCTGCCACGTGGAAACGCAAAAATTAAGGCTGGACAATGTTATAAGATAGCTCATAACGACATCATGCCGATGAACATAATGCCAACGACTAAGGCTTGCTTCTTGTTTGAGAAAAAGAAGCCTAAGAAAAGGTGGTGGAAGAAAAGTCAGAAATGACTATTATAGATTGAATGATTAATTGTTTTCTATAAAGTTTTGTTAGATATGAGGAAAGCCTGTCAGTTGGATGGAAAACTGACAGGCTTTTTTATGTTGTTCGGCTAAACACATTTTATTGAAATGTTATATTTATAACCATAAACAGTCATAAGACTATTCTCAGTGTATTTGTCGCCTACATAATGTTCTGGTTCATTCGCTATCTTATGTGATAGAATTACTTGCATTGTAGAACCAATAGGTACAAGCATAGAGGCTTCATAAACACATTCACATATAACCTGAGAAGCTGAAGGCTTGAAACTTATAAACTTGTTATCGTAAGCTAACTTATGATTTTTGAATACAGCATAATGACCAGTGTAAGTATTCTCTGCAACGTTCCTTGTTACATCAGCTTGAATTGTATAAACGTCAGCAGATTTACGATGAGTAGCTGTTTTAGAAGTGACATGTTTGGCTGCATCTATAACTTTTCTAACTGGTTTTAATGTCTTGTTCGTGCTCTTAACTACTTTGTAAGTGATATGAAGTCTTTCTCCATTTTCACGTTTATGGGGGTTGATAATGTCCAGATTAGCCTGAGCAATATACTTACCTGACATTACTCCAGCAGCATAGTCAGAATTACAATATACTGTTACATCAGCACTCCAATCCTTAATTGCTTTACAACCCTCATAGATTGCCCTTAATACCATTTTGTTTTCAGTACTCCAATCAACGTATTCTTTACGCTGATCTATAATTGTACCTTCGTTGTCCATAAGAATGTAAGACCATCCTGCTTGGCCATACTGATGAGAAGTGCTATTACATGAGCCACTTGCATAGAGTAAATAATTCTTTTTCATTACTGAAAGTTTTATCTATATACACTGCCTTCATCAACTGTTTTGTTTAACGGCTTACGCCTTATGCTGAGAGTTTTGTTATTCCCCTAAGACCCCCTTAAACTGTTATAAACGTTATAAAAGGGTTATATATCTATTAGGAAGGAGTATAATACTATTATACACTATTATATTGTTTCAATTTATACCCTCCCTACTTTAAGCTCTACAAAAGACCTCAGCAGGCTGTGCCACAACTCCCGTTAGGGGATTCTCTCTTGAGCCATCTATAACTCTATTGGGAGTCTTTGTAGATGTAGTTGTAGAAGTCTTACTGGAAGTTCTTCTAAACTCACGTCTATCAATACCTCTCAGATATGAAGTACAACGATAAGAGTTTGCTAATCTAATATAGCAGCAGTCTTCATTGTCTTCACCTCTACCAAACCAACACCTTCCAGAATCCATAAGATTAAATAAGAAGCGTCCTGATTTGTCATCATAGACGTTAAGATATTCTCTTCTTTGATTTGCTACGGCCATGTAGTCGTTGAAGCAAGACTGAGAACTTTCCCAAATGCATTTTTTGATAGGATCGTCATAAGGGCAATCCTTTATGCTTACAGGTTTGCCTTCAGCCTTTTTCAGATTGGAGAAATCTTTGATAAGTAGATAGTTGATTACACACTGGATTAAGCCACGCTCATGCATGTCTTTCAGTGTACGTACAAGAATACCTCTACTGAATAGAGGACTATCCAGACATTTCAGAATTTTGTCAACGCTGTCTTTGCCATTGTAACTGCTGATGTGACCTACATAAAGCCTATCATCTAACGATACCGCCAGTTTTTTGCATTCTTTAGTCGGTGCTGGAGCGTGTGGATAATCATCCTCAGACTCCCCGACATATTGCTTGCACAACGAATCCTCACTCCTGCTATGCTGTCCGCACCAGCCGTTATGATTTTGTTTGAGAAGCAATACATAGACATCTCTCAGCAATTGAATAATGTTTTTGATACTTTGGCAAACTCCTGATTCAGCTTCTACTTTTGCCTTATAATCGTATGAATCAGTTTTCACATATAACCATACACCATGACCTTCAGCTCTCAGATCAATGGTATAAAGCTTGATACATTTTTCTTTTCTGACCTTTTTGAATGATGGTGCAAGTAAATCCTTAACCATAGTACCCCTACCGTTTTTGGAAACATACCAGGGGCGATCTTGATGAGATTTACAAGAACCTTTAGCATAATAGCGTCTGCGTTCAGAAAGATCGAGTAGACCAAACTTCTCTCCAGCCTCTATGTAACGATTTAATGTCTGCTTACCGATTTGATAAGTAGTACTGTAACGCTTTTCAACATAGTCGTGGATTTTGGAGTCAACAAAGTTAGCCTTGATTGAAAGTGACATTGCTAATGCTCCCAATCTATTAGCAGTTCTCTCATTGAATGCATCAATAAGAATACGCTCAGGCAAATTTATGACTCCATGTTTGGCCATCTATATTTTAATAGTCAAGTGAGTCAGGAAAGAAGTGGAAGCGCTTAAAAACAATACGTCCGCAATGGTAAATGTGCTGCAACCATTGCGGATTTCTTGCGCCTTTCGGCAAATATTTATGTCTTATATTAAATAAGCATTCATCCGTATGATTTCATGTGCAGCACTTCAATCCATCATCACATCGGCAAAGTTACTCAGAATATTAATATCCTCCAAATTTTTTCGAGACTTTTTTCAATAAACACTAAAAATTTTCTATTTGGCTGGTTCAAAAGATGTTTTTAGAGCATGATTTTTGTGTTTTGTGGCTGTCGCCCTGTCCTTACGGACGCTTCTTATGTAGAGAACTTCTCAGTATATTTGTAAAGACATCATTCAAAATTCTTCAAACCATAAGGTAACTTTTGAGAGGAAAACTTCAAAGTTATGGAAAAATTTAGAGAGTTTGGGCAAAGATGAAGCGTGTAGAAGAATGAAAACAAGAATTGCTAAGCACTCCAGTATTGAAAATTGAAAAAACGGATTTGAAAATGAGCCAGAAAAATTTTGGGGAAATGGATATATAAGAGTTTGCAGGGGGTAAAATGAGAATTTTTTGGTGGATATTGAAAGATGTTTAGGATAGAGTAGAGGATATGTAAAGATTGTCTCAGAAGCTCAGAAAGTAGGTAAATTTCGCTTCAAATTCCGTTTGTGGGCAAGTTATCAGAGGGTAAAAAATCGTTCCAAATATTGCGAAAAACAAGGTATGTGGAAAGTTTGAGAGTGGATAGGAGATGGGGGTGAGTAAAAGTAAGGGGTGAAAAGATGCCCAGTTTGTATAGATTTCAAAAAACGGATTTGAAAATGGGAAAAATTTTGTGTGTGGACTCCCGACCAGCCGCCCCACCCTCCTGTCTTTTTTCATTGATTTTCAGCGTATTACGATACATTTATATAGATTTTCGGCAAAACCTTGTTTCACTTCCTACATTAGTGAAACGTAATTTTGAAATTTTGCTCAGACCGCATAAACACTGACATCCCAGCCTTTTTACCACCCCCAAAATAAGTTGTAAAGATTTTTTACCATGAGTAAAAACATTAAACAATTTTTAGGTGCCTCGAACTGTTAAAATCTGTATAAATTTATGTGTAAAAACCTCATGTTTTTCACACTTTTTAACTAAATCTGTAAACATTTTTTCCATTAGCAACACAATAGTTATATGTACACACGTACCTTAATAGCTAAAAAGTCCTTCCAAAATTTCTTTCAGAAAGCATTTGTAGGGACAAACAAATAGTCCTATATCTGCTAATGTCAAAACGAAACAACAACGATTTGACACTGAGTTCTTTAATTTACTGAAATACCTTGCTACAAGAATTTAGTATTGTAGCGAAAGCGCGCAGGAGGGTATAAGGTATGCGTTTTAACCCTTGATAGACCGAGTGCACTATCGGATAAGGCTACCACAGTGAAAAGACCGAGTTTAGGTAGGTTGGATCATAATGTGTGCTCTCCTTTCGGGGGGAGGTTCAATTGAGTATCTTATTAGAGAAAAGCCGAATTAGTCGAACTCCGTAGGCATGATTGTACGTGGATGCAGTGTAGCCGCAATAGCACAGGAGGAATAGAAACGATCTGTATGTATAGCAGGACAGAGTCTGCCGTGATGTATTGACATGTGACGCCAATATTAGCGGGCTTTGGGGAGATTGGCACCCCTAACTCTATAGGTACGCAGACTCCGTTCGGTCGGCTATTAAAGCAACACAATTGTTTGTAATAGCCCAAGTTGTAGCTTAGGACTTCTTTGCATGGCACAAGGGGTGGTTCGACTCCACCCCCTGCTACAATATTAACCATAAAATTTTACAACTATGATGTACACAGAAGACAAGAAGACAACAAAGCAGGTAGTGAGTGCAAAGAAGGCTCAGGCCTACACTTGGAAGCAGGTGACGAAGCAGTTGAACGACTGTCAAACCCTTACCATCGGCAGGGGCAAGAACGCTCAGACATGTACCGCTCACGAGGCATGGAACATTCTCGACATTCCATCATCGAAGAATGGGGTAGTGAAGGCTACCGACATTAAGAAGGCATGGTATGCCGGCTTCACGTCTGAGGGTTCAGTGGACAAGCGTGAATACTTTGTCCGCAAGAAGGCAGCCGTTAAGGTCTGCATAGCGGAAAAAGACTACGCTCTCTACAAGGAGGAGGCCAAGTCCTCAGCCGTGAAGGTGTGGGAGTGGAAGTCCATGAAGAACGCCAACGATCCAACTTTTGACAAGTCTACAGACGTGAAGGTCACTGCTGACCTTATACTGCAAGGCCTGTACGATAGCAAGTACTTTGCTGACACGAAGAAGGAGGTCGCAGACAGCGTATCGGAAGCCAACAAGCTGGCCGAGGGGTACATCAACATGGGCGACAATGACCACGCCAATTGGGTGCACGTTGCCAAGACTGCAAATGGCAATTGGGTGATCTCTGAGAAGAAGGTGACAGCACCCATCGATCTCAACGTAAAGACTGCCTAAGGTTTTCTAAGGGTGCAGAGTGACGTTATCTGCTCAGTGGGGGGTCGTGTCCCCCACACCCACTAACCATGTCCTACGACATATTATCGGTTAAGTCGCACATTATGCAAGCAGGAGGTTGCAAGTCAAGAAGGGAGGCAATAGCTCTGGCGCACGCAATACAGCGGATCCGTGATGAACGTTTCTACATAGAGTATGGAACGCCGAAAGAGGCAGCAAGGGCGATCCGTTCACGTGAGCGTAAGATCGCACGTGAGAAGCGCAAGTCTGAGCACTTGTATATAAGAGTCAAGGCATGCGCCACAGGCGGACGTTTCAAGAAACATTGCGCCCGTGGTGGCCACGATAAGACCAGCATGGGCAAGGTGGTCTCAGTTAGGCGGTTTGATGGCAGCCGTTTAACATGCGTATACAGCCATCACAAGAATTATTAATAAACGACTAAAGCACGTGCAGCACGCTCTTGTGTGGGGGCTGCGAATAGATATGACAAACAAGAAAATGATGCAGAAAATAATCGATATGATGCAGCGCAGAGATAATAGAGGTCGCGCTGACAATTACATATCAGATTTGGACTGCGCGTATCAGGATGCTTATTCTGAGTTGTTGCGCGGCACGACTGTGGAGGAGGTTGCATTTATCTATAGCATCGGTTATGGTGAAGTGCCAAGTTGCAGCCGTGTAATCATGGATATGACCGCAAAGATTGTAGCCGAGGCTAAAGAGATTTTCAAGAATATCGTTAACGCTTAAAATAACATGAAAGATTACAACAAGCTTATGATTAAGCAAATGATGGGTGTGGTAACAGTGGTGTGTATGGTCGCAGCAGGCTTGCATTATGCAGCCGATGCTTATGCTTCTAATCATCCACGAAAAGCCGTGCGTGTGGAGTTAGTGAAGCGTGAGCGTGCTAACTCTCAGGCGATGTATGATTGCACTGATGAGGAGTGTGCAGTTATTGACTCTATGTTTTGGGAGGCAATGAGCGTTAAGGGGTTGCGTGCTGATTTTGCTAAGCTGTACCCCAAGGAGTCGCATATCCTTTCAGTGTGGAGCGATGAATACGATTATAAGCACGATTGTTTGGGCTGTCGCTTAAAAGCATTAGCATCCTGTTATTGGGATGCTGAGTGGAGCGATTGTTTTGACTCAGACAACGGAATTGCAGCAGAGTTTGAGCACGTTCTTGACACGAACAAGAGTGTGCGAGCAGAGTTCAATGAGTTACTTCATGCTTGTTGGGGGATGGAATCGGGTTTAGATGATTAAGGAGGAAGGACTGCTAAAATAATCTTTGTAGGCGGAGAGAAACCGCCGCAGTCCACGATTGTTTTTTATAGAAGTTAGCCTCGACACGTAATTAGAGCAAATTCCAAAATGGACAAAAGTCTACAATCTTAGCGCTTGCACTGATTGTTGCAGGTGCTTACCATGAGAACGTTTTCAAGGCTGCACACGAATTGAAAGCAGCCCAAAGAGTTGCAATGGCTGATATGAACGAGAAATGAAAATATATATCCTTGGTTGCCTGATTATAGCGCCTGTTGTAATTGGACTGATGACTGACAATGTTATAGTCACATTGTTTTCAGTCGTGTATGGAGCGGCTGTTTGGTACAGTCCTTCATATATTCCTCAGTCACGTAAATTTTGGAGAGCGTGGCACAGAGTGAATTTTCTTATCATTAACTCCATAAATCTTGATCATTAATTTATTTACAAAGTTAGACCCGACACGTAATAGGGCAAACGTTATTATGAAGACGAACAACATGAACAACAACGAGAACAAGTATTTCAACGCTGAGCAGCTTTACAACGCTTTCAAGCAGCTCAAGACCGTGGAAGAATTACGCCAGATGGCAGGCGGTATGGTTGCAGAGATCAATGCGGCTGCAAAGATACGCTTTGAGGAGTTGAAGCCCACAACTGAGGGCACAACAAGCATCAGCATCAACGCAAAGCCCCAGCAGGTTGAGGAGGCTGAGGCTGAAGAGATCGTTGAGAAGCCTAAGCATGGGCGTAAGTCTACGAAGAAGGCAGCAACGACTACAAAGAGTGAGCACAAGGAGACCAAACAACTGAAGATTGCCAGTCTTACGAAGGCTGACATTAAGAAGATGGACATCCACTTCTATCAGTACAGTGAGAAGTGTGTACTTCTTCGTGGTGAGACCAAGGCTATTAAGGACGACATCATGGAAACCACTGGCAGCCATTCATTCCGTGAGAACTATGGCTGGTTCTTGAAGAACGACAAGGGACATGCTCTTGCAAAGGCGATGGGGTGCCGTGTTGTCAAGGACGAGAACTACATGAAGAAAGCTAAGTAAGTGTTAAATATTCAAGTGTGCCTAACTTTTTAGAGTTTGGTGTACTATTAAAGGGCGGTTGCGGTTTTCGTGACCGCCTTAATTGATTAAACAAGTTCGACATGAGACAGCATATAAAGACTACAGTGGTGCATGGAAAGTTGGCACCTGTATCGCAGTTCAAAACATGGTTTGGTGAAAATTACCAAGCCGTTAAAGTAGGAAGTTCTTCCTATTATCACAATCGTAGAAACATTAAAAGAGTTGCAGTATGAACGCAAGAGAGCTTATCCTTTCAGTGTTTGATAACCCCAATCAATACACTGAGAAGGTTGACGTGCCATATCATAAAATTATTGGCAAGGTGTGTGACATTGAGATTGAGGGCATGTATACTGAGGGGCGGAACAACGCTATTATTGTTCCTTGGTATATCGTTGAAAAAGCATGGGACATTGTAATCAAACGTATTCAGTCGTCTGGCTATAATTACATGCGATTAAGGGACAAATTTGGCGTAATGGTGACAAACATCAAGTGATATGGAAGAGAGAATATTAAAGAAAATGATAGAGGTCGTTGACAAGACCGTAACAGATTATAAGAGTGATTACTACACTTATGATCTGAGGAGATTGTCGTCTTTTGACTATATTCCGGACTTCTTGTGGAGTGTCCGTAAATATGGAACAAATCTGAGAACATTCGATGAGGAAGAGTTTAAGAACGATCTCAGAAAGAATGAAGCTGCACGTTTTGTCTTTATGCGTGACAAAGATAAAGAAGTGTCTGACATCATTCATTATATTGACATCAAGGATGCGCGTGTGTTTCTCTACTTCCATGATGTTCAGAACAAGGGAAAACTTGTTGAGCTGACAGGCGAGCATGATGTGATAAGGGACGCAGTTGAAAACAGATGGAATCACTTGAAGACTGTTGGGATGGAAATCTTAAAGGATTTTGAGAGTGAACAGTCCGCTTATAACAAGCATATCCCCGTTCGCTTTACAACTGATGAGGCTAAAAAATCCGCCTTGAGGTTGGGTAGAAAGAACCCCAACCTTTTGAAGATATTGAGACGCTTCCGGGAATATAGTCGCACGGCTGTCAATGAAGTAATCTGGGTTGGTAAAGATTACTTCATGGACTATTCTTTCACATTCTCAGAGACGAGAAATGGAAAGATTGAGTTGAGCGGTGGAATTATATACAACGTAGATAAAGATAATTGGGAGATCCACACTTAAAGTCCAAATCCTCAGTCCATATTCAGGTGGGTGGCAGCATGTTCGAGTCATGCCTGAGGAACGATTTACATGTTTAATCTTATTTATTTAATCGTATGGCACAGTACAGTTTTGAGGATGCAATTCAGAAGTATTGCATGGAACAGGTAAAGACAGACAAAGAGTTTGCAGTCGATTATGCAAAGAAGAACAAAAGCGTGAAAGAGTGCTGCAATTACATCATTGGAGAGGCACGAAAATCTCAGAGTGGTGGGGTTGCGGGCATCTCTGATGCTGATGTGTATTGCATGGTAAAGCATTATTTCCACGAAGACGACATTAAGGTTGACGTTAAGGATGCGAGTGATGTTAAGGTTGCTCACACAACAACTGATAGTGATAAGAAGCCTGCTGCAAAGCGTGGCAGAAAACCTAAAGAGGCGGTAGTGCAGCCTGCTGAGCAGCCTAAGGAGGATGATGGTTGGAAAGATTTTGAACTTGACTTATTCTAAACGATATGAAACCAAGAAGCAAAATACAAGAGAAGCTGGTGGAGTGGAGCAATCACTTTCCAGCTCTTACAGATAGGCAGGCAAAGTATGCCTACAAGCATTGTTTTGATGAGGAACTTCCGGTTTTTTGCTATCGGAATTATTTCTATAATCCGAACAATCAAAAGGCCTGGAAGTCACAGGGGAAGTCCATCAAAGATGTTACAAAGGTGAGTGCTTCTGAGACCAATTATAAAGAGCTTGACGTGTGGCATAGGAAACAGAAGTGCGATAAGGAATACTTCTTGATCCTTACAACAAAAGGAGGCTATCAGGTAGGGCGATGGTTTATGATACATCGTTTCATAACGGTTGACTGGAATACCCCGGTGCATCATAAGGTTGAATATTTTGTTCGTCCTGTTGGCTGTGAGTGGTTAAGTACTGATGGCAAGATCGTCAGCATTGAGAAGTCACGTTGCACATTGTGTTATCAAATCGACCAATGGCAATTTTGGTCTGATATGGAGGTACGCCGGTATAGTGTGTTTACTCGCTATTTGGCAAATACTGCTTGTCTTGTACAAAGCATTCTTCCGATATTAAGACGAAATGGATGGAGCATTAGACATCAGTTTGTTGGAGGTGAGTTTGAGCAGTGTGTGGCATTACTGAGAAGCAATTGGTTCGAGATGCTTTATAAGACAGGACAGTATGCGATATGTGATGATGTGTTGCGTGGAGCCTATAGAGACTTATGCGTGAATGGCAAGTTTGAAGAAGGCAGCGATTTAATAAAGCTGATCGTTAAGTTGGCTAATCGTCATCACGTTAAGTTTGATACGAGAGAGAAGTGGAGCGACATGAAAGACTATATAAAAGATCTGGAATATCTACATAAAGACACCCACAATCCTCAGATACTCTTCCCCGCAAACTTTCAGACTGAGCACAAGCATATACATCATATTGCGCAGAAGAGACGTGATGAGGAAGAGCGCAGAATGATTGAGCAAAGGCATTATGACGACATGCGCAGACGTGACAAGTACAATAAAGAAGTGCAAGAGTGGGTCTCTATGTACACCAAGCGTTTCGGAGACATGGAGATACATTGCGGAGCATTCACTGTCAAGCCACTGTGTTCAATGAGTGATTTCAAGGCGGAGGCTGATGAGATGCATCATTGTATTGTCACTTACTATGGCAAGAAAGATGCGCTGCTGCTCAGTATTGAACATGATGGGAAGAAAACGGAAACGGCTGAGATTAGTCTGATTAAGAATGGTAAGCTGATCCAATGCCGTGGACATAGGAACGATCCGTCTCAATGGCATGATGAGATTGTGAATATCTTAAACGATAATATGGGTGAGTTTATACGGAGGGCAAATTTGAAAGTCAATGCTGACATTATTGCTTTGCCGTGTCCAATTGAATACTATAAAAAAGCTATATAAAATGAAAGACGAAAATAAGAAAGGGTTTGAAGCAATCAATAAGTTCCTATTTTACTCATGGAACTATAGGTTCGTCTCAGCAAAAGCCAAAGATATATATGGGCAGGTTAGTAATATTGAGGTTCCTGAGTTCATTGCAAAAGTGCATTGGACGTTTGGGATTAATCATGCCGTTGATAAATGGCGTAACGCTACCCAAGCAGTTAATCCAGAAGCGTATCTTCCTAAGTTCTATCAAGAACTGGATGATATTAACCGAGAAGCGTTGGTTGAGTGGATTTTAGAGAATTATAAAGGCTAAGTATGGTTGAATTGATTAAAAATAGTGTAGTATGAGCAACGATGTAGTTAAGACAAAGGAACGTGACAACTATACGATCAATATCTATCGTGATGAAATCACAGTTGATGATAACCCACGGACATGGGACAACGAAGCTGTGTTTGTTATCAATTATCCGGGGCATGATTTGGGTGACAGACAGGATATTGAGGGCACAGTCAATGAACTATTTGACAAATATATCTCTTCTAAAGAGGTCATTGATACGTTTGTGAAAGAGCTGAAAGCCACTAAATTCACGGACGATGACGGCTGGGGCTATGAGTTTGATATGATAGACAGACATGGGAACAAAATACACGATTCTGTCGGCTTCTTTAATAGCTGGAGCGAGGATGAAGTGGCGAGCGAGCTTTCCTATGGATATTTTTCCACGAGGAAAAAGCTGTCAATGTTGGAGGACTCCAACAAGGTAGCTATTCTCCCTATCAGTCTGTATGATCATAGCGGTGTTACAATCTGGTTAGGCACAACTGAAGGATATGTAGACGCACGTTGGGATTGTTCTTCTGTAGGTTTCGCTTATGTTGAATATAACGAAGAGCGTGATGGGAATAAAGAGGATTGGAAACAAGACGCTTATGACATCATGGAAAAAGAAATGAAACTCTATGACGACTATGTTACTGGTGAGGTGTATGACTGGGAGATCAGAGATGAAAACGATGTGTGGGTAGACGGTTGCGGAGGTTATTATGGCAGTGATAACTTCGATGACATGATAAGTGAAGCTGACGGCATTGTTGACAAAATCATAGATATGGCTTAAGAAGAGCGTAAGAAGGATATTCAGATTGTATATGGAAATCTGAATAAACTTCGCCGTATCTATTGCATACAAGGCTGCTTATATAGAGTAGGCAAGAACATGTTTGGTCAGAAGATATTGGAGCAGGCTAAAATTGTAAATGGTGTGATTAATAATTTTGTAGAAGCAAATGTAGATGATTTGAACAACGAGACATTAAAAGAATTGGTAAATAAAATTGCATAATAGTATGAAGAATATATATATTATAAAAGCCGAGCTTGGTTATACTAAGTATGGTTATAGAAGGTATCGTGAGGTTGGGCGGGCTAACTCAGTGCGTGAAGCGATTCAGCGTGGAAATATAATCAGAAAGAGGACTGGAAAGAGCTACGCTTTTTCAATAGAGCCAGCTTGCGTACCTGATGATAATGATCTTAGGGTCAAGCGTGAAGAGGAGATGAAGCGATTTAAGGAGAAGCGATCACGCAAACACACTGTTAGCTTTCCTTTGTACTATTGCTTTTACAATGCGTTCAGCCATGATTATAAAGAGCTGAACACTATGGAAGAACTTACAAAAGCTGCTAAGTATATTAAGCAGTCTAAAGAGGGGTGGATCACACATAAGTTTGAGGAAGCTTCTCGATGGGCAAATGACTAAACTTTAATAAACAATTAAAACAACAAAAACAATGAAATTAAGAATTTTTGAAAACCACAATCAGACAATTTATGTAATGAACAATGGAGAACTCATCGAGTATAAGATGGTTAAGATGGTCTTCAACATATCTGATGGTGAGGTGCATTCTCAGCTCATTGTAGCCGATAAAAGCGGTAGTAACTTAACGGTTGATGAGGATGATTATGGACATATTTACTACTCGAAAGAAGATTTTGAGGATGGGACGCATGCCAGTAACAATATGGTGGAAAAAGATACATGGCTGCAAGCTATCTGGTTTGACAATTACAAATTGGCATGCAAAGATTGCAAACTTGTATATTGGCACATGGTTGAAGGAGAGCCAAAGCAGGAGATCGTTAATGTTGACAGTTTTGAGTGTATATATAATGAGTGTGGCTATAAAGCTCATTTGAATGATGCGCTGGTTCCGAAAGGCGATTATTACGAAAAACGGGATGAATGTCTGTCTTATAGCGAGTGGTTTGATGTTGATAAGGAAGGCAAGCGGACAAAGCACGTAGGTGTCAACAAACTTATTCAGCTCGATGATGATCAGAAAGAGTTGATAAAGAAGTTTAAGTGCTTGCTGAGCGAGATGGAAGAGAATGGGATAGTGCTCATTGGTGACACGTCTGAAAGTTTACAGGCGTTTAATAAACGTCATATTGAAGATTGGAAGCTGAGCTGGGATGATAATCTCTCCGATTGTGATGTAGATGAAGCTGATGTGAAAAATTATAAGATGGCAGCACGTTATAAGGCTCCCACTCAGCTTTGTGGTTATATCCCTCTTTGGGGAGAAGACAGCGAGCTTTATATAAAGCCTAAGAAAGAGAATGAATAATCGTAATCGGATGGCAGCGCAAGATAGATTGTATTCTATCTACGCTGCTTTGATAACTGAACTTGAAAGTGTTGAAAGTCAGTTGGAAGAGTTGTTAATTAAGTATTAATCAAAAATTTAGAACTATGATTGATTTGAATTTTGGAAGTGCAGTAGCTGAGGTAGGAATGAATACAAATATTCCCAAGAATGAGCCTAAGAAATCTCAGCGTAAAGTAGCTAAACCTGCAATGCAGCTGGATAATCAGCTCCTTGATTTCGAGAAGAATAAAGTGCAGGTGTTGACGCTTGATCAATTGAGGAACACAAATTTAGAGAATCGTGGTGATGATCGTAGTTGTCCTCATGGTATATATCATTTTGAGCTGATTCAGCGTATGCTGGATATGTGCGAAAAGCATGGTTATCATGCTGAGGTTTATGATCTCTTTGCTACGAATAATAAGGATAAACAGACGCCGGGCGTCTCACTCTATCCAGAACTTGAGGAAAGGTATGGTATCCGTTCTATTAAAGCAACGACACTGAGAAGAGTGTATGCTAATGTAAGGCTGACGGATTGGGACGATGAAGAGACTACAACGAATTTAGCTATCAGCTATACTCAGAAAGGCATTCAGGTTGGGTTTGGAACAAACGTGAAGGTTTGTCATAATCAGAATCTATTGGGGCATGGACGATTTGTAGCAGATTATACCATATCTAACCATTTTGCAAAAGGTGAGGAATATAAGACTGATTTGAATGGTATCTTTGGTCGTGTTGATGGATGGCTGAAAGGTGCTGAGAGTACAGTGTTCAAAGAACGCTCCACAATTGAGCAGATGAAGAAGAGAGAAGTATCAACATCTGAGATGATGACGATTTTCGGTATGTTGTCTGCAATAAGAGTTGCCTGTGACTCTAAGAACAAGGCTATCAAAATGAACGATGTCTATCCACTGAATCAAACACAGATAAACAAGTTTGTGGAGGATTCAATGGTGATGGCTAAGAACAATGGACACATTACTGTATGGGATCTGTATAACATTGCCACTAATCTTTATAAGCCGGCAACATGTGAGCAGAACATGATCCTTCCTCAGAACGTGAACATGTATAATTTCTTGCACGATCAGTGTAAACTCTGTTAAAAGATTAACAATTTGGTTAGGGCGAGTTCAGTATGAAGCTGACACGTAAGGTTGCAAAGTACCGAAAGCCCACAAGCGTAGACGGGTACAGATTTTCGGTTGAGCCTTTGAGCCGCCCCGTCACTAAATAAAAAGCGACTGAAAGCGGGATGTACAGGAAACGACTTACAAGAAAGGCGTTTTGGTAGTGTCTACACCTCAGTGGGCAGGGTGAGTTACACCTTAAAACAAACGGTTGCAGCGCCTTAATTGCCGTTGGTGATAATATATTGCCAACGTTTTTGAGTTGATTAAGTTTAGTTGTTTATTAAAAAGTAAAGAAAATGGACGGATTTTTAGAAGAGAAGTGCCCGACATTGTTGGGGGCTATTCGTAAGGAGAATGAGGTTGGATATACCTTTGATGACATTTGTAGAGATCCATTCAACGACTTTTTGTTTGATTATCTCAATGATTTTAGCCAGCAGGCTGCTGACAGATTTATTGAGGATAACCACGATGAGGTTGAAGCAGCAATAGATTTTGCTGAAAAGTATGATATTGATACTAATGAGTGGGATTTATCTGATGCTGAGAAAAGATTTCTCTTTGCAATTTTCTACCTTTCTTATGAATGTAAGTTAGATGTGGAATATGAGAAAGAGTACGGAAAATAGAATAAGAGATTAGAAAACAATTAAAAACAGAAAAGCTATGAAATATTTAATGATCAAGGATTATAGTGAATTTGAGACCGCAAAGAACAACCTTGTCAGTAGGGTAGAAGATGCCTATAAAAAAGACAAAAGTGATAGTAATGGGAGTGTAAGCCTTTGTTTTCTTGATGAGAAGGTTGCCCAGATGGTTAAAAATAAGTTTAGAACGGATTTTTTCGATAGTTGGCAGTTGGATCATAACCTTAAGAACAAATCTAAGCATGTAAAGATAATTGATGCTTGGACTTGTGAATTTTATTATGGGGCAGCAAAAAAAGAATTTTACACGAGCCTGGGAAGCCATTACAAACTGATTTCTTATAAAGACACGCTTTTTGATTATTCTTTTCTTCATTCAAAAACAACTGCTTCTTTGTTTTTGTTTAATGATTGGACAAATTATGCTAAACTTCCAGAATCAAAAAAGCCTAATCGAATGGGTGTGATTACTGATAGGGGAATAGAGGCATGGTATCAGTATTTGACTGAACGTAAAAAGGAAGCTGATAAACTTAATTTAGCAGCTGATCAAAAATGGTTTGATTTATGTGAGCGTATAAAGAAAGTAGCTGAGGAAAGAAACATTCCGTGTGGTTATTTGCAAGTGCCGGAAAATTATTATGAGATCAAAGATTATGATGTCATTATACGTATTAACGGCATTCAAGCAAAGTTTTCTTATGACCATGAGAGTGGACAAATTGGTGAACAGATGATGCTTTATACATACGGCTTCAAAGATAGTTTTATGGATCTGTTTCTTAAATTGTCTGACAACGGCTTAGGGAAGTAATAATTAAAGTCCGCGTCTGATTGTATTATTGGGCGCGGATTAAATAAATTTGATAACAGATTACACATTTTCTAAAATAATAGTTGCTATGGAGATAAAAGATTTGTTAAGTGCTTACAAGAAAATAAAGAAAAGACATCCAGACTATTTGATATTGCTTCGGACAACTCATGGTGAGTTTTATGAGTGTCTGAAAGAGGATGCTGCATTGATTAGTTTCAAGCCTTCAATCATTTAATGAATTGGAGGCTGTAATTATCAATAAAAACACGATTAATTATGATGAACGCAGCAAAGAGAAAACAGATTGAAAACTGCAACAAATTCCTCGATAGTCACAGATGGCTTTCCGTGTGGGATTTAGACTGCAAAGAGATAGCGTATTCACGGAAGCCAACAAATGCTGAAATCGCTATCGGATATGGCACTACATACTACCGCTCTTTCCCTCTAAGAGAGGTGGTTGGAAACAACGGTCAAATCAAGAAGCGATTGTTTGCCAAAGATGAAGGTGTTTGGTACTCACGCTCTTAATGGATTGCCTGCTATAATAGGCAGGCTTTTCACTTAAGTGTTATTCATTAAAAACGCATGACTATGGAAAAAGACGTCAGATTCATACAAGTGCTTTGCAAGCGAATCCTCAAAGGTAAATTTGCATGGGAAAGGTACCAGAACGGAGGGTGTTATTACATCCCCAATTTGGGAGGGTACATGATACAAACAGAGCGTATCGTATGTTCTTACGGACTATGCGGTTATTCCGTTTGGTTCCCACATTCAAATCTGCCAGAAATTCAATGGGACTTCGATCTATGTAAATTGTCAGTAGATGGCATGAGCTTTAAGCAATGGAGCTATTGGCAGGAGAACTACATGAGATTTCTGGAAGAATGGAACAAGGCAGAAACGGAGTTTGATTTTGCTCAGTATATCAAAGAAAAATATCATGTTGAAGTTCTTGCCGATTATTAGCAGCATCAAGTCAGTAATTGTTTATCCAGTTACTAACTGTAATAATTATAACGTTAAAGCAAAAGATTATGAAAGCATTTAACATTATTGAAGAGTTGACAAAAAACTCTTACGACGGTAACACTGGTACGTTCATAGCCGACGCAGCCTCAACGATGTATCCTTATCTGGTACAGTTGTTCGGCAAGGATATTGAAGTCATCTATGACATGGGCAACATCTTCAGAACGCCTACAACAGAGATGCGTTTCTTCTATATGTACGACGTCAGACTTGACCGCAAGTTCGACAAGGAGATATATGCTATCATTAAGAGAGATGATGACCTTATTTACATCTACAAAGTAGATTAGTCTTTCGGCTGCGAACCTCTGACGGATTGCAGCCTTCGTATTAACCAATCAAAACACAAAAGATTATGACAAACAAAACAAATTCAAACGAGAATGTGGATGTCATGAGCTTGACACTCAAGGAGCTGTACGATAGGCATCTCGAATGCCCTATAAACAATGGGGCGGACTTGAACAGTGATGCAATGCTTGACAGTCTGTTCGATGATGGGCAGTATGTTGAGAACCGTGTAAATGGAAAGTATGTCGCACTCGGTTTCATTGACGGAGTACCTGTAAGGTGCGAGTACAAACTCGGAGATGTCTTTATGACTATTCATACGCTGTTAATCGAAGAGGTATGTAGTTATCGTTCACTGTTTTTTACGCTTCCTGAAAGACTTTCAGATGAACAGTATTTCTCTAAGATGATTTATTGCAGAAATGGGATATGGATAGTAGATTTCTTCTATCGTTCTGCGGGCTAAGTACGATATTATAAAAACAAATAGTAAAATTATGGCAGAAAAATATTCTAAGCAAATAGAAAAAGCCCTTAATTATGTAAGAGAGCAGTTAGGAAAAGATGCACTCGATGTAGTACATTCTCAAAAGATAGCACAATGGACATATAGATCGCCTATTCAAACAGATTATGATGATGAGATTTATGATCTGCTTGAAGAGTATGGCGAAGAACATGGGCTGTCAGAAAGATGGTGGAGTGTTGAAATGGATTTTGAAGATATACTGACAAGGTTATAAAAATAAAATACAATCAAAAATGAGTTACATTAAACATTATAAGAACCTGTCTATACAGTATGCACCGAATGGTGTTGCAATTGTGACGGCTTCTAAGCGTGATGGGTTCGGGAAATATTGTGTGAATATTAATAATGGCATATTGACTATTTTCTTGCATGAGAATATGTTGTGTGTTGCCAGTAGTTTTATATTCAAAGTGCTTTAACAATATGACAAGAACAGAAAAATTGTACGAGAAAATTGCGGAACAGAATTGCGCTGATACAATGGCAATTCGTGTAGTGTATCAAAAGACTTTTATCAAGGGAGTCTACTTTGATGGGGTACGCCCTGATAAGATTAAGCAGATTAAGGAGATTGCTGATAACATGTATTGCTATGAATGTAGAGCCTCAGATAATGATCCGAATGGAGTGCCGGTGACAATACTTCCATTGCAAAAGAGCGTGTTGGTTAACTTTGCTGGAACATTTGTAACAGATGATCTGATTCCAAAGTTAGACAGAGAGAAGAAGATAGCTGATTACACTTACAATCCATTTTAACAATATTTATCAGAAATAATCTACTCATCATTCAACTTCTTGAACTTTATGAGACTATTACTCAAAAACAGAAAATGGCTAAGATGGTAAATGGTATAATTCAAGAGGTCTTTGAAAAAGGCTGGTGGGGAAATCATGGAGAAGGTGAAAAGTTCCTTCGGGAGATTTCCCTACCAACTACTGTACTGCCTTTTGATGCCAGTGCCTATTTATCATCTCAGAATATGACGTTGTGGACACCTAAGTATGAGTTTATCACATCGTTTGTCAAGAATGACTATAGATTTGAATTTTATACTCTTTTGAATGGGAAAAGGTTCAAGCAATATCTTTATCGTGAATGGGAAACAGAAGACTTAGGACTGGTGATACATTTGGAATCGTATGCAGTTGGAGAATATACGAGAAATATGATGTCTGGATATTTACAAAAAATAAAATATAAGAAATGATGGAGTTGATTTGCAAAATAGCAGCGTTTGTATTGAGCATAATAATCATATTGTTTGGTTGCTTTATGGTCTATATCATTGCATCACTGATAGTCTTTTTCATTGGTGGATTTTATGATGATGCTACTGGTGGAAGTGACTTCTTGTTTTGGTTCTTAAATCAATAGTGTAATGGATAAGCTAAAAGATTTGATAAGTTTCGCTAAGCGTAATGGACTGATGAACATTCCAGCGAAAGATGTCATATATGCATATAAAGCCATTAATAACAAAAGATAAAAATATTTGGTTATGAACACAGAAGAATTAAATGCGTTAAAAGAACGTGCGTACAAAACAGCTGTGGCACACGGCTTCTATAAAGATGCAAAATCGAACGCTTATTATCTTGACCTTGTGATGAGTGAGATGGGAGGAGCTATTAAAGCTGACTGTAAAGGATGGCACGCTAACGTGAAAGGATACGAGGCGTATATATCGAAGGGGTTTCCATTTAAGTTATGCTTCGGGGAGTATATTAAGAACAGTCTGGAAGATGAAATCGCAGACATTGTTATTCGACTGCTTGATTTTGCAGGAATGAAAGGATACACGCTGTCGATTCAGGGGTTTTCTTTCTTGCCTTCAATTTTAGTTATAAAGACGTTTGTGGGAAATGGCTTGCCAGGTATTCTTTTCCAATTGAATGGTGCTCTTAATGATTCACTTGATTATAATGGCACTGAAGCAGCTATCGGTATCGTTATCGGTATTTTATCTGACTGCTTTGAAAAAATAACAGGTAGCGATAAAGACTTGTGGTGGTTCGTTGATAAGAAGATGACTTATAACGAGATGTAACGGATAATGAACGAGAAGAAATATTAAAATAAGAAAACTATGAAAGCAAGAGAACCAAAAGTAGAAATTTGGGAGCAGCCAAAGGGCGCAGGGGGAGTATTCCTGCAGATAGAAAGAGCAGGAAGAGTATGTTATAAGTCCGAAAATAAAATCACGGGCAAAGTAGATGATGCAGTAACCTTTGTATCACGGCTTGTAAAAAGTGGACATTTATCAGTATTGGAGCATGGTACGGTAAGAGTATTACTTAATAAGGATATTATTCCAGAATTTCTTTTCCACAATCCATTTACAAGAGTAGTACCTTATGCTAAGGATGAAAAATGCCTTATAGTTACAAACTATCGGGTACTGGTAGAGAATGATGTTACTTGGCTTTTACAGCACTTCTATGACAAAGACGACTTAGAGAATCTTTGCAGAAGGGTAACAGTACATTTTACAACGCAGATTGCAGTTAGCAGAGAGGCTAACAGGCATCGTGTAAATTCAATAGCAGAGCAAATACGTGGCATGGAAGGACAGCATCTCATGTTCTTTATCGGTGACGAAGTGTTTATATCACAAAATCTTAGAAAGTATGAAAATTGAAGTTGAAAGAGTAACATCATGGCAGCGTGTTCTAAATGCAGCCAGGTTTACCGTCAGGAAAGATGTCTTGCAGAAGGAGCCTTCTGATGAGTTCAAGAAAGCAATCATCTTTGCAGAGCATTCGCCCATACGTTTACTGGAGTTTGATGTTCGTGTTTATGATGTTCCAAAATTCATCATCATGCACCTTGTACGGCATAATCAAGGCATAGAGAAGTTTGTAAGCACCTCTCGCCCTGACCGTACTGGCAATAAAGTTCCTCGACATGAACAGAGAGCGGACGATTTGATTAATTGTCAGTTTAGCCTCAATGCTCAGGCTTTCATTAACATCAGCAAGGTTCGCTTGTGTCGCCATGCTGAGAAGAAGACCAGAGAGTTCTGGCTTTCTATAGTTAAGAAGTTGCATGACATTGAGCCTATTCTTGCTCATGCTTGTCACCCTTCATGTATTTACAGAAACGTTTGTCCTGAGTTGAGAAGCTGTGGTTATGATTACCGAAACGAACGCTTTGCTTACATTGAGGATTTTAGGAATCCGGAAGTTATTAACAATTGACCTTTAACAAAAAGACAGATGTAGGGTTCAGTAAGCTACTGCTTTGCAGTAGCCTATTGAATCACTATAAAAAGATAGAATATGAAAGATGTTATATTGTGCATGATAGCTACGATATATGTGTTCTTGTATGAAGGTAGAACAACTATCAATAAAGTATGGCCATATATACACATAGAATATCCAGTTAGAGCTGCTGCCATTACATGTTTTTTAGTATTGATAGTTTGGATTGCGAACTCGATCGCAAATTGGATTGTATCAGTAATTAAGTGTTAAGGGTATGGTGTCGGATATTGATATATACATTCATAACAATACAATAGCGAGTTTTGTCATTTCGAAGGTGTCTGTAATAGATGTAATCAAATCGAAAGAGTTACCTGATCAAGAGATAGCCTGACTATGGGATATAAGTCTCGCTGTTGTATATGCTGCGGAAGAAATATTAAAACAAAGAGATTATGAGAAGTAAAGAATATGATGATTTTGTTAAGGCGTATAACGAAATTGATGTCCGTTGCCTTTCGGACAAAGAACTGAAACACTATGCTGGTTTGTGTGACAACGCCTGTATAGAGGCAGAGGATGAAATTTACAGACGAGGATTATGAGCAAAGACATTACAGAGGACATCCTGCTAAGAGCTGGATTTATAAAGAAAATGACCTATTCAATAGTTTGTCCAAAATATTATAGTATTAAACTTTCAAATATACATATTGGAGTCTATAATATTTCCAATATGCCTACAAGAAGTTGGAATGTAAAAGAATTGATAATGAACAAATAGAAGAGTTTTGAGAAATGATAAAAATTGCGATACTAATATATTTATTGATAGGTTGGATTTGGGGGTTAGTAAATTTTATCCTCGCATTAACATTAAACAGAAATGATAGAGATTACAACTTGACTTTAACTATGGCAATTATATTATACTGGCCATTAGTATTAATGGTGTTTCTTTATAATTTCGTTGGCTATGTGAATAAAAATTATCACAAATGGAAACAGAATGGTAGGAGTTGAAGATTTATAGATAAGAATAGAACACGATATAAACTATTAAATATAAATAATAATGAACATTATCGTAGCAATTTATGTTTTAGGCTTAGCCTTTAACTTTGGAGCCATTTTTGAAGATGCTATGAACAATGATCGTTCAATCAAAGAAATTTGCGAGTTCTTCGCTTTAAGTTTACTTTCTTGGGTGTTATGGCCAATCTTATACATCTATCAAGCTATAGCTAAAAAACGAGAAAGAAAGAAACTTGGCATATAATTAAAAAGTATGATAATTCTAAAGATAAGAAAAACAATATGAATGAGAATTTAGATCTTACTAAGATATTGAAGGATGTGACAGAAGGGACTAAGTTATGGTCTCCCGTGTATGGTGATGTACGTTTTTTATATGTGGATCCTGATGCCAATTTGAGTGATCATCCAAATAATCCTATTATCTGTGAAGAGGAATATTTCACTAAAGATGGTAAAATGTTTGCGAATTATCATAACACAGAGTGTGTTCTATTCCCTTCCAGAGAGAACCGCGACTGGTCAAAATTCGAGGCACCAAAGAAACATAAAAAATTTAAGCCATATCAGAAAGTACTTGTAAAAGAACTTATAGGTAAGAATTGCGAAAAATCAGTATGGCTGGCAACTGAGTATAGTTATTATGATGAAGACTTAAAACAGCATTATTGTATAAACACTTATGGCTTTGATGATGATGAGATTATGCCTTATGAAGGTAATGAAGGTATGGTAGGTAAAACAATAAAAGAATGGAAGTAATAGTAGAAATAATAATTTGGTTTACCATTTTGTGTGTATGCCTTTTTATAGGTCATACAGAAATTAATACTATAGCTCCGTATGTACATATTAAGTATCTATTCAGGGCTATATCTCTCTTATTGTATTTGATTTTTATGTACGTGATGATTGTAAAATATGACAAATAGAGTGTATGAAAATCCCTGCACATATTATCTTGTAAGCGACTTTGTAAAAGATAATGACAAAATCATTCCCTACGAAGGCAATAGATAAGATTGAAAAAGTTGTAGAAAAATAAATTCAGTGAACTATGAAAGACGAACAGAAATTAAATTTATTGCAGTTGGTTATTGACAATGCACGCAATTTTGATGAAGCTAAGTCGTATGCGTCATTCATTTTAGGAGACAGAGATCCGCTCACTTCTCGTACTCCACGAGCAGATAATAGATATGGGTATACTAAAACCGTCATTGAGGACGGAGTGTATATTTTCTCAAAGGGGTATCAGCCAGTTCGTTTTGAAGATGTTTGGGAGGTAGATAATCCAAAGAAGGTCAATGTTATGGTTAGCTACCATGGCCATGAATGGATTGTAGCAAAGAATGATGTTTCCGAAGACAAAATGAATCTTTTGAAGAACGATGCAGACATAAAAGAAAAATCTTCCTTCTATAAGTCAGAGATAGAAGCTCTCAACGACTTTAATATGAAGTCTTGTACCAACCATCTCCGTAAATTAGAGCTAAGCTTCAAGTTGGACGATGGTTTGTACATCCCTACCGTCGCCCAGCTTGCAGCCATGTACCTCTACCGAGAAGAGTTGAATAAAGCTCTTAGACTGGTTTGTGGCACTCCGATGAAAGAAGGCATGTACTGGTCATCAAGCGAGAACAATGCGTGGTTTAGTTGGGGTGTCAATTATAATATGGGTGGTATCTCTTACTGGACCCACGAGCACGGTGGCTATGTCCGCCCTTGCATGGTGCATGAACTTAAAAAGAAATAACTATGTTTATAAAATTAAGAAAGAGATATTTTCATCTTACGTTTGTGGGATTTGATCCTAAAGGGAATGCGATAATCCAAGAAGCATCTGTTTGTTGTAGGAAAATAACAGAAGACATCATAATAGAAGCACGAAATTGGGCTTGCCGAATGGTCAAAAAAGACGGAGTGAATGTGGAAAACATGTGTCTTATCAACTCTTTGGAATTAGATAAGAGGCCGGAGCCTCAGAAAGGAGATACAGAATGAAAATTCATAAAAATTCTCCTTGGATAAGCGTTGAAGAACGTCTGCCAGAACTTCATGAGACGGTTTTGGTATACGGTCTTTTTACGCAGGCATGGAGTACTACAATTGTCCCAAGCTGTGAGCTGAAACATAGATTCACCGAATTGGAACAAAAGAAGTTTGGAATATATGCGCACAAATTGTTTGACAAATACGGTTTCTTCAATCACGGAAACACAAAAGACAAAGTTCTATACTGGATGCCAATACCGGACTTCCCAGAAGAAAAATAACCGCAAATAACTATGGAAGAGAAGAAGAAAATATACATCAGAGGTCGTAAAGGCCATGGAAGTGAAATTATAGACATTTTTACAAGACTTGGAGCTACAAATGCAAGTGAGATCAGCTGCGAAAACGAAGATACTGTCTATTTTATAGATCCTAACAATAAAATTAATTGGGCGTTTATCAACTCTTTAGTGGGAATTATTATCATGGACAACTACAAGGAGATAGAACTTCCACTGTATTCGTGGAAAGAAGGCGATATACTTGTTTATAATAGCAATCCGAATTGCCACGCTGTGTTCAAAAAATACAATGACTGCAAAACTTTTGAAGCCTATTTTATCCTTTACGATAAGGCAGCATACTTTGATGCATTAGCACATGTAGAAGATTATCGCCGCGCGAACAAAGAAGAGATAGAGAACCTTCCACCTTTGTTCCGCTATCTGATGGGCAAACTGAACGAATTCGGTCTTTGCTTGTCGAAGAAAGTTGATCAGAAATAATAACTTGACTGGTATGAGCTATCGGTTCCTTGATACGGGCAAGGTTTTACTTAAAACAAATAATTATGGAAACAAACATTAAAGTAACACCCGAAGAGGTCGCAGAGAACATGAAGGATGTTCTCGTTAGAACTGTTGTAGAGTTCGGTAAACCGTGTACTTATGTAACGGTGCGAATGAAGAATGGGTTCACGCTTCGCGATTCAACGACTTGCGTGGATCCAGCGAACTACAATGAAGAAATAGGCAAAAAGAATTGCCTGAAGCGCATTGAGAACAAGGTCTGGTATCTTCTTGGATATGCTTTGCAGGAGAAAGCGTTCAAGGAGGGTAAGTTGAAGTAACTTAAAAGTACTTTGCGAGGTATGAGCTATCTGTTCCTAAATACGGGCAATGTTTATTTTTTAATTTATCGTATATGGAAAAATGGAAATTGGTTTTCAACCGTTACACGAATAAGTATTACTCACGCCGTAGTAAGCTTCACGCAGCTGGATACACTATTCCGCGTATTAGCGGGTTCATTGTTGATAACCCAAGAATCTTTTACTATGACGAGACCACAAAGCGTCATAAGATTTTAGAGAGTAAGATGAAGACGGAAGGTTACTTTTTCAAACCTTTGTCGAGTAGACCGCTTGCTTATGTTTTCAGTTGATCAATAGTAATATTCAGCAAATTATGAAAGAAGAGGCAATAGAAGTAACTAAAGAAAGAATAGCAGAATTGCTGAGAAAAGAAAAGAAGCTAAATATGCTTGAAAATGATAGTGACATGGACGCTTTGGAAGAATATGATGACATAAAATCTATGCCAGATGACGAGCTGATTAATTATTATCTTTATTAATCTCATATTTTATGACACGAGAAGAATTTCAAAAATGGTTTGGAGATGCAAAGATAGAGACAACTATCAAAAGTATCAGTAAGTCTTATGGAGATTACAATCCTAAAAAAGCTTGGAAACAAATAAAAGTTGGTAAGGAATATTGGTTCTTCAATAATACTGGAAATGGGCCTGCCGATTGGATGAAACTAAAAGTAACCTATAAGCGAAGTGGAGTTTTCTTCTTCAAAGTTCTTGATAAAAGATATACAAATAAGAAAGAGGAATATGCTGACATAGATACTGTATTTGCACGACTGTTACATCCAGCAATATTCAAAAACACAGACCCAGAATATCTAATAAAAGAAAACTTTGATACGCTTGATGGGCGAATAGAAATAGTGTAGATATAACATACTTAATAATAGCCAACAGAAGTAAGAAAAATAATATACAAACATTATGGTACAAGTAAAAGATGTCCCAAACGAACTGCTTAATATAATACGTAACCAATTTGAAGCGAATACAAGAATACGTGAAATACGTGCTCAGCAACAGTTGTTAATTAAGGATGGAAAAATACAACCTGCATTGCAGATAGGAAAGGAAATTGAGCAGTTGTTTTCACAAGTCGTCAACACATATATTCAGGAAACTGAGCAGGATGTTGAACGGCTTGACCTGAATACTGTGTCTATGCCAGCAAAGGACAGGCAGGAGATAATGATATTGATGTTAACAGCTTTCATGGCTTGTGACATCATTGAGACGGCTGTTGTCGAGATAAATGATGTCATACAGAGGTCGGACAATACACTGGAAATGGATCAGTTCAAAGAGTTAATTGAGCTTTCAAAATACGCACGGACTAAGCTTGAATACTTTTCAAAGGATTCAAAATATATGGACAGCATGTTTTGGGGTGAAAAATGTGATGATATGTTTGAGATGTTGCGGAACAAGGCTGGAAGTATATTCAGAAAACAAAAAGAAAAGAACAAACAAAGCAAATGATATGGGATCAGTGAAGTTTATAATACGAGGCTTCATACAGCAGCATTCAATAACCATTATAGCAACGCTTGTATTGGCATTGGTGCTGTCAAATTTGATTATATATGCAAGCATGAAAGCCGAAATGATGTCAATATACTGGAAATATGATCAGTACAAAATGCATGTGGATTCGGTCTTTGAAATGTATAATGTCAACAAATCATATTCCAGAGTGATTGATTTCAATAGTGATAAATAAAAAGTAGGAACCATCTAACTTTTTCAACTTAATGGTACTATTATCAAGTAATGAATAAAGATAGAAGAAAGTCTCTGAGAGAAGCACTATCGTTACTGATAGAGGTGAAAGGGCAGAAGAATTGTAAAGAGACAAGAACAAAACTGACAAAAGCTTGTACCCTTCTTAAAGATGTATATAAAGAAGAAAATCACCTCTTTGAGAACATCCTACCATCACTTAAGTGGGGCGGTCTTTATGATAACCAGCTTGATTGTAAGAATGACGTTCAAGAAGCAATTGGTATTCTGGATGATATATTGACTATATACAAGACTGCCAACAGTGGAAATGCACCGTTCTTTGAAGCTAAGGCAAAACTTTCAGAAGTGATTGGACTGATTAAAGACACGATTGAGAGAAAGCGTTATGTAAACGATATTTTCAGAACAACTAAAATTCAAAGATTATGACTGAGACAACAACAATGAAGAAGAAAACAAAAGAAGCTTATGAAGCTTGGCGCAACTATGCAATGCTGAGTAAAATCTTGTTCGCACGTAGTTTGAATGATGACAGCGACACGGCGAAAAAGATTAATGAGATCCTGACTGACAAGCATAGCCAGTTTTATAAGGATGCAGTTAAGATCGCCGATGAGTGTGAAATGATTTGGAATGAGCTTACTCCTGAGGACAGTGATGAACTCGAACTGATGTTGCTTGAAGAGTATTACAACCGCATTAGGGTGGATGATAAGTTGAAATACACGCTCAGCATTAAAGTCCAGCAGTTAGAAGAAAAGGAGGAATAGCTCATGGACACTTCAATGGTTCAATATATCCTTCGTCCTAAAGACATTCAGAAAGCAGCGTCTTTGTTTGAATTGTCGCAAGAAGAGATCTCAAAGCTTAATGCGCTCAGAATTCTCAATACACAATATATCCGTGCATGTCTGATGAGAGCTGATTTTGAGAGGTTGACGAATGGGCTGCATTATTTGGAGAAAGCAGATACTCGTTACCGCTATCCTGAGGTATTAAAAGCAATAGCTAAGGAATACGGAACAAGCATAAAGGCTGTGAGCAGGATTCTACATGCTGGAAACAGTACCATGTTCTTCTGCAATCGTTGCGGAAAGAGAATAGGAAAAGAAGAATATGTCCGTGGCAATGGAATATGCTCAAATTGCCTTGCTGATACACTTTTTTAAGCATACCTCTAACTTTTTTATGATTCCCATACTATTAATGTTTAGTATGGGAATTTTTATATAGTAACAACAAAAATAATAAGTTGATAAATGGCACAAGTAATAAGAACAAATATCAAGTTTAAGAAAAATGACAAAGGGCACTTATATGGCTTCGTATCAAAAACTCAGGATGGAAGCTGGAGAGGTGTCCGTGAGGAAAGTACAGACAAAAAGAAGATTGTTTTTATAGACGATATGGCTGAGAGAAATATGCAGCCTAACGTCTTGTATCATTGCCTTCTCGTTCCTATGAATGAGAAAAACGGGTTTATAGTAATGAACGCTAAGGCTGTGAAGTTCCCGGCAAAAATCACCACATTCACGAATAAGGAATATCGTGTGGAGGTTCAGTTCGGGAATAAGACGATTGTGTACGATCCTTCCAGTACATTGCTCATAAAAAACAATATGCAGAACATTGCAAACATGCTCAGAAAGCGGTATGATCTGGTATGTCCTATGCTTACGGCAGATGAGTTTTTGGATGCAGCTACTATTGTGAACGTTCTTTATAAACGTGACAAGTCTAACTCTCAGAATTAAGCCTATGTTTACGCAATCAATGACAAGCAAGGAGTTGGCTGATGAATATAGAGCTGACTTCAATGAGATAGATGAGTTCAATGACAGGGTAGACGAATCTGAAAGTGTGAGTAATCTGCTGAGAAAACAACGAAAGCATAAAATCGTCAGTTTTATCCGTAAATTCAAGACTAAACGCAACAACAGATATGTTGGCGTGTTTATCTATTACCGTCAGTCTGGACTTCGTAAGGACATGGTTAAGTGGAAATACAATGTCTTTACGGTAGGACTGATGGAAACTCCTAAAGGCACGGCCGCAATCGTCTTAATAGACGGTAACAGACTGGGAGTGTTGGTTCAGGCTCACTTCTTTAAGCGATACAAGGAGCGCATGCTTAAATCTGATAAGTGTGACTGGAAGCTGAGAAACGGACTGAATGCCGCTAAGACGATAGAGGATATGATAGGAATCTACATGCTTCGTAATCCCTATACGGCATTGATGAAACCTAATGCGAGTTTTGGAAAGCTGTCTCATCTGTTTGCTCCTGTAAACGATGGTATTGCATTGTTTCAGTTCGATGATAAGAAAAAACTGATGCAGGCTAACACTTTCGTAACTCGTGATATGCTTTCAAAGCAACAAGCTGAGTGGGATGGTGATGCAGAAGAATATAAAAGATGGTATGCTCAGATAATGAATGATACTAAAAAGTTGTTCAATACTATTTATCCAGAGACAAAGAAAGATAATAAGGTTGAGGACAAACTTTCAAGTTTGCACAAAACTAAGTTAATCAACATATAAGTTTAATTTTTAATTTCTAATCATTATGGTAAAAAAGGATTTAGTTCAGAATTTGGTAAACGTTGGTCTGGAAAGAAAAGATGCTGTGATCGCAGTAGATACACTCATCAAGAATCTTACTGACGCTTACAAGACTGGTGAGAAAGTTGAGTTGATGGGCTTTGGCACATTCTCCACAAAGCTTCGTAAGGCTCGCAGGGGGTACAATGTGATTAAAAAGGAGGCTGTTGAGATCCCTGAGCGGAAGGTGTTCACATTTAAGGTCTCTAAGGCATTACTCAAAGAGGTGAATGGCGAACATTAATCTCAGTAAAGGCATTGCCGTAGACGCTGCTCATTCCATGAAAAACAAGAAAACTGAATTTCGTGGTGTGGACTTGTCTACTGGCAATGTCCTTTTTTATAAAGATCTCGGTAATCAGACTATAAACATCGGTGAGTTCCTTGCGATAGTGGAGGCTTGCAAATATATCGTTAACCATGACTTCCAGCCATGCAGAATATTCTCTGACAGTATGGTTGGCATTACATGGTTCAAGAATAAGAAAGCGGAATCAAAGAAGAGAAACAAACTGGTGGACAAAGCTGTTCTTTATCTCAGAGCATGCCACGATTTTATAGATGATATTGAGGTGATTCATTGGGACAATAGGAAGTGGGGTGAAATACCTGCTGACTTTGGTAATAAATAGATATAAAATATAAATTGATTATGGAAACAAAAGAATTAATCCCTATCGAGAACAAAGACGGAAGACAGGCTGTTAACGCACGTTTATTGCATGACTTTTTAGGTAGCAACAGAGACTTCTCAAATTGGATAAAAGACCGTATCGCAAAGTGCGATCTTATTGAAAATGAGGACTTTGAAATTTGCTCACCAAATTTGGCGAGCAAACAACAAGGCGGTCATAACCGTGTAGACTACGCTCTTTCCATTGACGCAGCAAAAGAAATCTCTATGATGGAAGGCAATGAAAAAGGAAAGATTGCCAGACGTTACTTCATAGAGTGCGAGAAGAAACTGGAACAGGAGAGGAACGTAAATAATACATTACTTTTAATGAATATGATAATAAGATGAACAAAGAAAAATTAAAGATCATAAGAAGATATAAGATCCCAGCAGATCTTAAGGACATCAATTTTTCAGAAATCATTTCTCTTCCGTGCATCATGCACATAGACAAGCAGTATAAATTTGGCAGGGAGAACGATACTGATTATGACGATGTTTACTTCTATCTTAAAGGATCAACGACAAACCATTGCGCCGGAGGTCTAAGCAGTTGGAACTATTCTGTGTATGCTCAGCCTGGTGACACACTGATTGAGTATGTCAACAAAAAATGGGAAGTCGCCGGGAAGTTCGGTTGTACCGATGTATGAAAATTTTGGCAATGTACTATTATACGATGTAGAGATTGTTTTATGTTTCATGTAAATATGGTACGATCGGCACTCGTGAGAGTGTGGTGCATCTGTTAATAACGTTATATTGGATAAGTTATTAGTTCAAAGGTTTAAGGATTAATTCAGGTTATGTTTCATCGGGCTGCATAGCGATGCAGCCCTTTTTTTATTTACAAATTGATCATGTTCAAGACTTTATCCCTACTCTTGGTATCAGCATGATTGTTATAGTATATTTGTTCGCAGTTCTTTACGCTCGTTCCCATCATATTGGCAACGTATATCACTGGGATGTCATTGCTCAGATACCTTGTAATGGCAGTGTGACGAAACGTGTATAAATGAAGCGGAAAATCACAACCAAGAGCCTTCCCCAGTTTCTTCAACCATCCGTTACATCGTTGAATAAACTTCTTTATATCTCCATTGTTTGTAAGCTGTGTTTTCAGTTTATATTTATTTCTGATAGGGAATACGTAGCCGTCTTTAGCTCTAATACTTTCTCTTTCCATGATCTCACGCATTTTGGCATTGATTGGCACTGAGCAAGGGACGGATTGCTTTTCTTCAATCTTTCTTCTCTTAAAGACAAAGTAATCAGTCCCATCTATCTTCTTTATCTGGTCGTACCTTAAAGAGACAATATCGCATGGTGACGCTCCAGTATAAAGCATGAACATACAGAAGTCACGGAAGAGTATACGGTTTGCCGAAGAGGGCAATTCCTGATACGACATCGCACTGAAATGTTTCAGCTGGGTATCTGTAAGGGTGTTGTATTTTTGTGAGCTTGTGAGCGGTTTCTTAGCCCATTTCACATGCTTCAAAGTAGACATATCAAACCAATCTCTGTCTTGTGCCCTTGTCAGTGTAGCATGAAGCATTTTTGACAGATTTACAAACCCCTTGCCGCCACATTGATTCTTTACCCAATCAAAAATCTTAGATACAAGCTGAGGTGTCATATCACTGATGAGCAGCTTAGGATATTGAATGTGTTGATATTCACAAAAAGCCATCAGTTTCCTTTCAGCTTTCTCGTAACATTCAAACGTCCCTTTCAGTGTACCGTCAGGATGTCTGTTGTCTTTCAGTTCTCTGATGATAAGGTAGAACAATTCGTGCATGGTAGGCTTTTTAGGATCTGAAAGCGTCTTTTCCTCTCGTCCTTTTGGAGAATTCATAGCTTCTATCATATCAGCTATAGTTCCTTTCCACCCTTGCGCCTTGTCCTCATAAGGTTTTTTGAAGTCATCCAAAGCTTTGTTGTTGTCATCACAATAGGGGGCTGATGGGTTGAAGCACTGCTTTCTTACATTCCAGTGTTTCTTCTTGATGTCACCACGGAGAAGCTTGTTGACGTTAATGTACTTGGTTTCACCATTCTGGTAAATCCTCAGCCTAAGATTGAAACCTTTACCGAAAGTCTGATAATTGATACTGATCAT